TGCAGATTTTGGTCTGTACGGAACCGGGGGGTTTCGCGGTTTCCCCGAAATGGGGTTGACCTGCGGTTTTGCTGATACCTTGTTGATTCCCGAAATGGGAGGAATGTCATGCCACCCCTACCTAAAGATCCTTCTGTGCGCGCTCGGCGCAATAAGTCGTCGACGCGGGCTACGTTGTCTGCGGATCATGATGTGGTCGCTCCTGAGTTGCCGGATGGTGTGGTGTGGCATCCGTTGACGGTGCGTTGGTGGAATGACATTTGGGCGTCGCCGATGGCCCCGGAGTACACCGATTCGGATATTAACGGGCTGTTTCGTGTGGCGATGTTGTACAACGATTTTTGGACCGCGGATACCGCGAAGGCGCGGGCGGAGGCTCAGGTTCGGCTGGAGAAGGCTGACACCGATTATGGGACGAATCCGTTGGCTCGCCGCCGTCTGGAGTGGCAGATTGAGGCGACGGAGGATTCGAAGGCGAAGGGGTCGAAGCGGCGGAAGTCGGATGCCGCGCCCGTGAGTCATCCTGTTCCCGGTGACGATCCGCGCCTGAAGCTTGTGACGTAGCGGTTCGACCGAGGCAGCTTAGATGGCTGTACTTCAGGTGCCGGCCGTGGATTTGGCGTTCCCGACGCTGGGTCCGCAGGTGTGCGACTTCATTGAGGATCGGATGGTGTTCGGTCCGGGGTCGCTGTCGGGTCAGCCTGCACGTCTCGATGACGAGAAGCGCGCGCTGGTGTATCGGCTGTATGAGTTGTATCCGCGTGGGCACCGTTTGGCTGGCCGTCGGCGGTTCGAGCGGGCTGGTGTCGAGCTCAGGAAGGGTGTAGCCAAGACCGAGTTCGCGGCGTGGATTTGCGGTGTGGAGTTGCATCCAGAGGCGCCGGTTCGGTGTGACGGTTTTGACGCCGCGGGGAATCCTGTGGGTCGGCCGGTGCGGTCGCCGGTGATTCCGATGATGGCGGTCACCGAGGAGCAGGTGTCGGAGCTGGCGTTCGGTGTGCTGAAGTACATCTTGGAGAACGGCCCCGATGTTGATCTGTTTGATATCAGCAAGGAGCGGATCGTCCGGTTGTCGCCTTCGGGTGGCGAGGATGGGTTCGCTGTTGCTGTGTCGAATGCTCCGGGGTCTCGCGATGGCGCGCGGACGACGTTTCAGCATTTCGATGAGCCGCACCGGTTGTTTATGCCGAGGCATCGTGACGCGCACGAGACGATGTTGCAGAACATGCCGAAGCGGCCGATGGAGGACCCGTGGACGTTGTACACGTCGACTGCTGGGCAGCCTGGTCAGGGCAGCATCGAAGAGGACGTGTTAGCTGAGGCGGAGTCGATCGCCAGGGGTGAGCGGCAGGACCCGTCGCTGTTCTTCTTTCGGCGCTGGGCCGGTGATGAGCATGATGATCTGTCCACCGTGGAGAAGCGTGTCGCCGCTGTCGCGGATGCCACTGGCCCTATTGGGGAGTGGGGGCCGGGGCAGTTTGAGCGGATCGCGAAGGACTACGACCGCACGGGTATTGACCGCGCTTACTGGGAGCGGGTCTATCTGAATCGGTGGCGTAAGTCTGGCTCTCAGGCGTTCGATATGACGCGCCTAGTGCAGTGCGATGAGACGGTGCCGGATGGAGCGTTCGTCACTGCAGGGTTTGACGGGTCGCGGTGGAGAGATGCGACGGCTGTCGTGGTCACTGAGATTGCGACGGGACGCCAGATGTTGTTGGGCTGTTGGGAGCGGCCCGAGAACGTCGAAGAGTGGGAAGTCCCTGAGCATGAGGTGACAGCGCTCGTTGTGGACATGATGTCGCGGTTTGAGGTGTGGCGCATGTACTGCGACCCGTGGGGCTGGGATTCGACGATCGCCGCGTGGGCGGGTCGTTTCCCGGATCGGGTTGTGGAGTGGGCGGTTGGCGGCGGCGGCAGTTTGAGGCGTGTGGCTGCTGCGACGCAGGGTTATGCCGATGCATTGGCGACTGGCGACGCGGCGCTGGCTGCCAATGTGTGGCGGCCGAAGTTTGTTGAGCATATGGGTCATGCGGGGCGGCGTGAGCTGAAGCTGGTGGACGATACAGGCCAGCCGCTGTGGGTGATGCAGAAGCAGGATGGCCGTTTGGCCGACAAGTTTGATGCTGCGATGGCGGGGATGTTGTCGTGGGAGGCGTGTGTTGATGCGCGTCGTGATGGTGCGCGTCCGCGCCCGAAAGTGTTTGCGCCTAGACGGATCTACTAGTCGCCATAGAGACAGAGAGGGGGTCAGCTGTTGACTGCTTCAACGCCAGCGGAATGGCTCCCGGTATTGACGAAGCGTATCGACGACGGAATGTCGCGGGTGCGTTTGTTGGCGCGTTACTCCAATGGGGATGCTCCGCTGCCCGAGTTGACGAGGAACACGTCTGCGGCGTGGCGTTCGTTTCAGCGTGAGGCGCGCACCAACTGGGGTCTGATGGTGCGTGACTCTGTTGCTGACCGGATCATCCCGAATGGCATCACGGTTGGTGGTTCCGCCGATAGTGATTTGGCGTTACGTGCACGGCGCATTTGGCGGGATAACCGCATGGATTCCGTGTGTAAGCAGTGGGTCAAGTATGGGCTGGACTTCGGCGAGTCGTATTTGACGTGCTGGCGTCGTGATGATGGTACGGCGACGATCACAGCTGACTCTCCTGAAACGATGGTTGTCAGCGTTGACCCGCTGCAGCCGTGGCGGATCAGGTCCGCTATGCGGTGGTGGCGGGACCTCGATGCCGAGTCGGATTTTGCGATTGTGTGGTCGGGTGACGGGTGGCAAAAGTTCGCCCGTCCGTGCTTTGTGCAGTCGTCGTCCCGGCGCAGGCTGGTGACGCGAATCTCAGACTCGTGGGTTCCGGTTGGTGATGCTGTAGTGACCGGTTCGCCGCCGCCGGTGGTGGTGTACCAGAACCCTGATGGCATGGGCGAGGTGGAGCCTCACATTGACATCATCAACCGGATCAACCGGGCTGAGCTTCAGTTGTTGTCCACGATGGCGATCCAGGCTTTCCGTCAGCGTGCGTTGAAGTCGACGGAAAATGGGTTGCCGAAGGTCGATGAGAACGGCAACGCGATCGACTACGCCTCGATCTTTGAGGCCGCGCCGGGAGCGTTGTGGGAGTTGCCCCCTGGGGTTGATATCTGGGAATCGCAGCCGAACGACTTCACTCCGATGTTGTCGGCGATAAAGGAGCATATTCGACAGCTGTCGTCGGCGACCAAGACTCCGTTGCCGATGCTGATGCCGGACAGCGCGAACCAGTCAGCTGAGGGTGCGCACAACATTGAGAAGGGCTTCTTGTTCAAGTGTCAGGATCGGCTTTCGATAGCGAAGATCGGCCTGGAGGCCATCTTGGTCAAGGCGATGCAGCTTGAGGGCGAGGCCGTTGAGGACACAGTGGATGTGTCGTTCGAATCTCCAGATCGTGTGACGCTGGGGGAGAAGTATGCTGCCGCCTCTCTGGCTAAGGCGGCCGGCGAGTCGTGGGCGTCTATCCGGCGGAATATCCTGAACTACAACGCCGATCAGATCAAGCAGGACGATCTTGATAGGGCGCGTGAGCAGATAACTTTGTTCGCCGGCAACTCGGTGCAGCGCCCCCAGGAAGATGGATCACGCTGAGTATGCGGCTGCGACCGCTGAACTGAGGCGCAGACTGCTCGAATATGTGTCCGCAGCGTGGACATCGGTAACGCTGTCTGACAGTGGACTGCGAGAGCTGACATCTTCGGTGGCACCGGTTGTCCAAGCGGCCCAAGAGTCGATGGCGGCCATGACTTCGGTGTACATCGCAGAAGTCACCCAGCAGTCACCGGTGCAGGCCGTCGAGGTTTCCGCGATTCGCGGTGTGCCGTCGGAGACGGTGTACGCGCGACCTGTGATCACAGCACGTACGGCACTGTCGGAAGGTAAGAGCGTCGCAGCGGCGCTCCGGGCCGGTCAGCGTCGTATCGAGAACCTGGCGGGCACCGACCTGCAACTTGCAAAGACGCACCAGGCTAGGTCGTCGTTCGCCCGCAGCGGTGTCCAGTTCTACCGCCGCGTCTTGACCGGCAGCGAGAACTGCGCGCTGTGTGTCATCGCATCAACCATGCGGTACCGCAAAAACTCGTTGATGCCCATTCATCCGGGCTGTGATTGCGATATTGACGTGATCCCGCCGGGGATGGACTTCGACACGATCAGCACGGAGCTTCTCAACGAGACGCATGACCAGGTGAAGGCGTTCGCGAGTATCGCGGATCGCGGCGGACGCGCCGTTGACTACCGAAAGTTGATCGTCACTCGGGAGCACGGCGAGGTTGGACCTGTCCTCGCATGGCGTGACCAGAAGTTCTCAGGCCCCAGAAGCATCCAGCGCTGACCCCGGCGGTCTGGATAACGCACACATGGCCCGTAACGGGCATGTCACAAAGAAAACCCATCCGCAAAGGAAACAAACCCTCATGTCTGATGATGTGACAGCAGAAACGTCGGAACACAGCGCCGTAACGGAGCCAGTGGAACCGGCAGGCGACCAGGACGCAACCGCCACGGTTGAGGAGCCCACGCAAGCTCCGAAACCAACTGAGACGGTCGAGTTCTGGAAGAAAATGGCCCGCAAGAACGAGGCGCAAGCCAAGGAGAACTTCGCGGACGCCAAGAAGTGGCGGGAGTCGCAGGAAAAGATCGGCGACGACCCGCTGGCCCGGATCGAAGAACTGGCACGAAAGTTCGAGACGGCTGAGCGTGAACGCATCCGAAGTGATGTGGCGCGTGAAACGAAAGTCGATCCTGAGTTCATTCATGGCGATACCGAGGAAGAGATGCGCGAATCCGCCGACCGGTGGAACGAGTTCGTCAACAAGCGGATCGAAGAAGCGCTGAAGGCCAAAACGGCATCGTCGGCCGTGCCGACGTCGGAAGTCACATCAGACAAGAAGGTTGAAGGCCCGAAGCCTCTCACCCCGGCTGAGTACGCGGCGCTGCCGCCTGCCGAGCGAAAGAAGGCGCGCGAAGAGGGCCGACTTGACAGCTATCTACGTGGAGAACTCCACTAACACAGAAGGGAGCCAAAAATGGCTTTCAACAACTTCATTCCTGAACTCTGGTCGGACATGCTCCTGGAGGAGTGGACCGCCCAGACCGTTTTCGCCAACCTCGTCAACCGCGAGTACGAAGGCATCGCCAGCAAGGGCAACGTGGTGCACATCGCTGGCGTGGTGGCACCTACCGTCAAGGACTACAAGGCCGCTGGCCGGCAGACCTCGGCGGACGCCATTTCTGACACCGGCGTCGATCTGCTCATTGACCAGGAGAAGTCGATCGACTTCCTGGTCGATGACATCGACCGGGTTCAGGTCGCTGGTTCGCTGGAGGCCTACACCCGTGCGGGCGCCACGGCCCTGGCCACCGACACCGACAAGTTCATCGCCGATCTGCTGGTGGACAACGGAACCGCGCTGAGCGGTTCGGCACCTACGGACGCTGATGACGCGTTCGACCTGATCGCCACGGCGCTCAAGGAGCTGACGAAGGCGAACGTCCCGAACGTGGGGCGTGTCGTTGTCGTGAACGCGGAGATGGCGTTCTGGCTGCGGTCGTCCGGGTCGAAGCTGACCAGTGCAGACACCTCCGGCGACGCTGCTGGTCTGCGCGCGGGCACCATCGGGAACCTCTTGGGCGCCCGGATCGTGGAGTCGAACAACCTGCGGGACACCGACGATGAGCAGTTCGTCGCGTTCCATCCGTCGGCGGCGGCGTATGTGTCGCAGATCGACACCGTTGAGGCTCTGCGGGATCAGGACAGCTTCTCTGACCGTATCCGTGCTCTGCATGTGTACGGCGGCAAGGTTGTCCGACCCACTGGCGTGGTCGTCTTCAACAAGACGGGCAGCTAGTGCTCGCTACTGCCGATGATGTTGCCGCGGCGCTGGGGCTGTCCAGCGCCGCGGACCTCACTGATGAGCAGTCAGCCCGGGCCGACGCGCTGCTGGAGCGTGTCAGTGATGCGTTCCAGCGCGCGTCGGGTCGAGTGTTCACCGATGGCGTCACCCGTGTGCGGGCGAACGTGGTCAACGGCAGGGTGTGGCTTCCCGGACTCGTGGTCGAGGTCCGCAGCGTTGAGGGTATCGACGGCGCTGCTGTGGATTTCACTCAGGATGGTGACTATGTGGACGTATCCGAGAATGGGCGCCCACTGGTAACCGGAACGGTCGTGGTGGTTGAGTACGTCGGCGGCGGCGCGCCGGAAGCCGTCACGGCGCTCGTCGCGTCTGTGGTTGCGCGACATCTGACGGTGCAGCCCGGTTCGGTGCAGTCGCAGGCCGTATCACTCACGGCAGGTCCGTTCACTCAGCGCAACGCAGAGTGGGTCTCAAGCACCTCATTGTTCACCGCCGATGAGCTTGCCGAGGTTCGCCGGTTCGCGCATCCCATCCCGACTATCACGGTGCATCGGCTGTGACGTTCCCCGTTTCGTTCACTGTGACGCACTACCCGCACGTGGGTGATGATTCGGATGGGCTGGGGAACACGATCCCGGTGTTCGGGCCTGGTGTTCCGGTGGGTGCTATTCAGTTGGCGCCGCATGTTCAGGTGGTTGGTTCGGCGACGATGACCGAAACGGAAGTTGTCGATGTGGACCTGTATTTGCCGGTGGGTTCACCAGTGGCAGTGAAGGATCGTGTCGAGTTCGGCGCGGACGTGTTCGATGTTGTCGCGGTTCGGGACTGGACATTGGGGTTCCACGGCTGGGCGCCTGGTCTAGTTGCCGAGTTACGAAAGGCGGCTTAGCTGTGGCGAGTGGCCCTACAAAGAAGAATCCGCTGGCGAAGTTCGGTATCAGTCTCGACGACTTCGACAAGCTGCCCGAGGTGAATCAAGGCGTCAACGAGTTCATGGACGAGGTTGCCGCCGCGTGGAAGCAGAACTCTCCGGTGTCGTCGGGCGATTACCGCGATTCGGTTCAGGTGACGGAACGCTCCACGAACAAAGGCCGCGGCAAGGTGGGCGCGACCGATCCGCAGGCGCACCTTGTGGAGTTCGGGTCGGTGCACAACGACGAGTATGCGCCGGCCCAGAAGACGGCTAAGCAGTTCGGCGGCACCGCTTATGACGATCGATAGCGCTCCGAGCATTCACCGCGTGCTGGTGCAGTGGCTTTCTCCGCTGGGGAAGGTTTCGACGCGCAGGGTGGCGAATGATCCGTTGCCGCACCGGGTTGTGCGTCGTGTTGACGGTGTGGATGCGCCTGAGGTTGCGCAGGATGTGGCGGTTGTGTCTGTGCACACGTTCGCCGCTGGTGATGCTGCCGCCGATGTGGAGGCCGGTTTGACGCATCAGCGGATGGTTGAGCTGTCGTTGAATCCGTTGACGTTGATCACCCTTCCGGGGGGTGTGCTGGTGACGATTGATTATTGCCGGTCGTTGATGGCTCCGATTCCTGTTGAGTACAGCGACGATCCGCATGTTGTTCGGTACGTGGGCCGATACGAGGTCGGCCTGCCGTACCTGTCCTGAGTTTCAGCCCGAAAACAACCAAAGAAATAAAGCCCCTCGCCCGATTTCTGGGGCTTGGGTCTTTTTTGTTTCGCCGGAGTTCTTTTTGCAATCCGGTCCCCCCATCATGATCGAGAGGAGCGTCCTATGACGCAGCCAATGACCGGCACCGATTGGAGCGCCGGCGGATTCACTGACATTCACAAGCCGTTCATTGAGCGTGGCGGTTTGCAGGCGGTGTTCATTCGTGACAACCGCGGCGCGGCGACGGACATGTCGCCGTTCGAGGATGATTGCGTGACGGTGAAGTGGTCGCCGTTCGCGCAGGACGGCAAGATTCGCGACGACCTTTTCATCCGCCGGAAGGTGAACGGCAAGTACGAGTACAACACCGACCCGAATGAGGGCTGGTGGCACATCGGCTGCAACCCTGAGGATGGCGGTGCGGAACGTGAACCGGACGTCACCTCTGACGATTTGATGGTGTTGCAGTCGAAGTTCCCGGTCGATTCTGAGGTGACGGAGAAGTCGTATTCGGTGCGGTTCGTGGCGCTCGGTACGGCCGATCCGCTGATTCACCGGCTGGAGTCGGAACTTCCGTTGTGCGACAACGCCGGTAATCCGCTGGTCGCGCTTCCCGGTACCCCTGACTACGGTGAGGGTCCGCTGCTGGACGCTGACTCGGCGGAGTACCAGCTGCTGCTGCTGTATGCGCGCCGCACCTCGGGCGGGTTCATTTACCGCGCTGAGGGTTATCCGGCGGTGAAGCTGGACGACCAGGCGTCCAAGCAGCGGTCGAAGACCGATCCTGATACGGCGGACCTGACGTACAAGGTGCTGCCGAACGAGTACTTCATGCGGCCCGATCCGGCTGGGACGATTGCACTGGTTCCCGGCTACTTCTACGTGTGGATGGGTGGCCCCGGATGGGCTGAGCAGTACTCGGACGGCAGCTAGCCAGAAAAGCCCCTGCCGGGTGGGTGTTTGTGGCGCGCCGCATGGTGCGTCCGGGGCTGGCCCCCACCCGGCAGGCCCCTCTCCTCAGCCCCGTCTTTCAGCCCCGTGATTGCGTGAAAGGAAGCCCCAAATTCTCATGACTACTTCGAAGCCCACCAACAATGGCGCCGCGGCCCGTGAGCAGGCCACCGAGTTTGATTCCCCGTTCGCTGATCGTGTCCTTCGGTTCGACGACGGAACTACGATGTCGATCCCGCCTCACCCGAATCTTCGGATGCTCGACGACGACGCTCTGGAAGCTTACGAGGCGTACCTCGAAGAGATCGAAACTTACGACCGGGAACCTGACCTGTACATCCCGGAGCAGAAAGTTAAGGACCGAGACGGCAACGAGATGGTCCTGCCGGCGGAGACCCGCCCCGGCGCGGTGAAAGGCCCCCCGTACTACAAGGACGGTAAGCGTGTGTCGCCGCCGCGTGAAGTGCGGATCGTTCAGGTCGTGCTGGGAATGGACTCCTACGAGGTGTTGCGGTCGAAGAAGATCAACGGGCGTCCCGCTGGTGCGCGTGATGTGTGGCGGGCGTGGACGGAGCAGGGCTTCACGATCGCGGAGCGAGCTGAGTCCGACTCGAAAAGTGATGGAGGCCCAGTGGTTTTGGAGACTGTATCCGAGGCAGATAGCGAGTGATCTGCGGCGCTTCTTCGGGTTGAGTGTTGCGGATTGGCATCAGGGCAGGCTGTCCAGTTTGGAGTTGCTGGACCTGTTCGGGGTGCGGTTCGTGGACAACACCGAGGAGCGCGTCCGGGAGTTGTATGTGGATTTCGCTCCTGTTGATGGTGCGGTGGCGCGGGCTGTTCGTGGTGGGCGTTGGTCTGAGCCGGAGTTGATCGCGGCGGAGACGTATAACGAGATCGCCAGGTTTCGAGCGTCGTTTCATGCGTCGAAGAGTCGTAAGGCTGTGTACGAGCCGTTTGCGTTTGAGGATCCGGTTGATCGGCTGGAGAAGGCGCGTGCGTCGGTTGAGGCGCATGAGTTGCAGCGTGAGGTTGAGGCCGATCTGTTCGGCTGGTGACGGGGAGGTGAGTGTCTGATGCCTATCTACGTGGACATTATTTCCCGTCTTGATGAGCGTGCTGCTGCGGTGGCGGCGAAGAACATTGAGCGTGAGATGGAGGCGGCTGGGGCGCGCGCGGGGTCGTCTGCTGGTCGTGCGATCGGTGAGAATGTGGGCCGGGAGGCTGCGGCTGCGGGGCGTAATGCTGGTGAGCAGTTGTCGCGTGAGGTTGATCGTGCGACGCGTCAGGCCGGTTCTCGTATTGTTGATGGTTTTTCGTCGCATGGTGTGTCGGCGGGCCGGGGGTTTGGTTCGTCGTTTGGTTCGTCTCTTGCGTCGTCGTTGCCTGTGGCGGGCCGGTTTTCGGCTGCCCTGTCGGGGTATGAGGGTGCTGCGTCGAAGGCTGGCGCGTTGGCTGGTCGTGCGTTGGGCACGGCGTTCACGGCGGCCGCGACGGGCATTATCGGCGCCGCCGGTGTTGCCCTGTTCAAGGGGTTTGATCGGTACAAGTCTCTTGATGCGACATCGCATCGCCTTGCTGCGATGGGGAACAGCGCCGAGCAGGTCAAGACGATCATGTCGGATATCAACGAGGTCGTCGTTGGCACTCCGATTGCGTTGGACGAGGCGGCGAAGGCTGCTACTCAGTTCCTTGCTGGTGGGGTGAAGCAGGGTCGCCCGTTGCAGGCGGCGTTGACTGCGATCGCGGACGCGGCGGGTGCATCTGGCCAGAAGTTCGGCGACCTGGCCGTCATCTTCAACCAGGTGTTCAACAAGGGCAAGCTGCAGGCTGAAGAGATGTTGCAGCTCAATGAGCGTGGCATCAATGTTCAGGCGGCGTTGCAGAAAGAGTTCGGCCTGACGAGCGCTGAGATTCAGAAGATGTCGAAGGACGGCACGATTTCGTTCGGCATGCTTGTGCAGGCGATTGAGGGCCAGTTCGGTGGCATGTCGAAGAAGCTGGCCGACACTGTTGACGGCGCCTTGTCGAACATGAATGCCGCCGTGGGTCGTGTTGGGGCGAACTTCATTTCGGCGCTGTTCGGCGACCCGCTGGACACGACGGAGGGTCCGGGCGCGCTTGCCAAGTCGATCAACAATGTGACCGACAAGCTGAATGACCTGAACGCGTGGATCGTCGCGCACAAGGACGACATCAAGCGCACCTTCGAGGAAGCTGCCGAGACTGCGCAGGATTTGTGGGATGCGCTGTCCAGCGTAGTCGAAATGCTCGACCGGATCGGTATCAGCGTTGGGGACGTGGTGACCGCGTTCGTGGCGTGGAAGTCCATAGCTGGCATCACGGCGCTGACGCAATCTCTCTCAACGGTGAGCACGACATTGGCCGGTCTTCCCGCGACGGCCGATAAGTCGGCCAAGGGAATCTCTGCCGCGTTGTCGCGTGTGGCGGTCCCAGCGTGGCTGGCGTTCCTGGTTGCGCAGAACGGCCCTGAGATTGAACAGGCCATTCAGAACGCGATTCCAGGTGCGGATAGCTGGAATCACTCCAATACGCCGGATCAGTTGGGTCGCAGTGCCCGTGAGTGGTGGGACCGCAACATTCAGGGCGGCACGGGGGTTGATCCGCAGCCGTCTCCGCTTCCTCAGCTCGGCGGCGGGTCTGGACCTGGCACGCCAACGGTTGGCGGCATTCCGATTCCAGGGCTTGTGGGTACGAACTCGAACGGTCCAGCGTCCCCGTTCGGTAACCTTCCCGGTCAGGTTCCACTGGATGTTTCCGTGGAGGATCGCCGCGGGCGTCGTGGTGGCGGCGCGCCTGGTTCGGATGGGGCACCCGCGGATGGCCCGTTGGCTGATCTGTTCCCGGGCGCGGTGGGGGCTGCTGATGGTGGTAGTGGTTCTGGCCCGAAGCTGCCGGATGCGCCTGTGTTGCCGTATGACACGACGCTGCCGCCGGGGATTGCTGGTATGCCACCCGACGCGGCCGTGTTCTCCGCTGAGTCGTCGTATCTGGATGCGCGTCACAAACTGGCGGAGAAGCGTGCCCGCGCCGCCCAATTGGAGCAGTCCACCGAAGCCACCGAGCAGGACCGCCTCAAGGCCCGCAACGATGTGATCGAAGCTGAACGCGACCTTCAGGCCGCCGAGATGCGCATGAGTGATGCCCGCGCGAATCAGTACGAGAAGCTGACGAAGCAAACCAACAAGCATGTCAAGGATTTGGGGCAGATCGGTGCCCAGCTTGATCAGGATTTCGGTATCTCGAAGGGTTTGGCGGGGATCGCGGAGAACATCACGAAGTTCGTGGCGAACCTCGCTGCGGCACCGTTGTTAGGGCAGTTGCAGGCCATTTCGGCCTATAACCCGACCCAGGGCGGGCACGGGTTGATGGGTGTGCTCGGCGCGCAGGGTGTGTTCGGGCCGCAGTACCAGAACAACCAGTATGACCGGGGCTCCTACCCGTCCGCCGGTACGACCGGTGTGTCCATGACGCCGATCGGTGCCTATCCCGGCGACGCGGCGCTACTCGCCAACGTTCCGGCGGGCCGGTACACACAAGAACAACGCGGCGACCTGACGCAGGGTTTGGCTGATTGTTCTAGCGCTGTTGAGGATCTGGTCAACTTGATGGATGGCCGCCCGACGACCGGCGCGAGCATGTCGACCCACAATGCGGACGAGTGGTTGACTGCGCGTGGATTCGTCAAGGGCAGGGGCGGTCCGGGTGATTTCCGTGTCGCCTTCAACCCCTCGCATATGCAAGCCACCTTGCCTGGTGGCACGCCGTTCAACTGGGGCAGCGCTTCCGCTGCCGCGCGGCGTGGTATCGGCGGCACGGGCGCGGATGATCCGTCGTTGACGTCGCGGTATTACCGTCCGGTGACGTCGGTTCCTGGCGGGTCGGCGGCGGCGGCGGGTGCTCCGGGGTTGTACAGCCCGCAGAACACCAACCCTGCGTTGAATAACCCGCCGGCTCCGGTGTCGTCGGGTGCGTGGGCGACGAATCCGGCGCCGCTGCCCACCACGGGCGGTGGTGGCGGCCCGATGGCCGCTGGCGCACCGCAAGGTCTGTTCACTGGCGGGCCGACGAACACCACCAACATCGGGGCGAACGTCGCACCGTATGCCGGGTCCGGTTCAGGTGGTATCGGCATGGACGGTGGTGGTGCGCTTGGCATGGCGGTGCAGGCCGGTGGTATGGCGCTGGATGCGATGGCCCCGGGTGCGGGTCAGGCCGCGCAGACTGGGGTGAAGCTGATCAACCGTGCCATCGAGTACGGCGGTCAGGTCGCCGCGATCGGCGCCCAAGGGTTGATGGAAACGTTCTTGCCTACGGGTGGTTCGGATTTGGCGAACAACAACTGGATCACCCGCATTGCCGGGGGGATTGCTGGTGCGGCCCCGGCGTTGCCGAACCTGGCCGGACAAGCATCCCAGCAGCGCAAGGACATCGACCCACAGGCCACAGGCCAGGGTCAAACCCAAGTCAACCAGGGTGGCGACACGAACATCACGGTCAACAACCAGCGCGCCACCGAAGACGGTACAGGCCGCGACATCGCGTATCACCTGCAAAACCAGTACGTCATGCCGGGAGGGTAAATGGCTAAGAAGCATTACCCCGCCACTGGTGTAACCCCGCACGGATGGTATGACCTCGCCAAGGGTGAAAAGCCGATGATGTGGCTCGACGCCTACGACGAGTCGATCACTTTCCACATGATGGGCGGGATGGCGGTCCCTGACCGGGTTGTAGCCCCGGAGATGGTGCACCTCACATCACTCAAGGGGTTGATCCCGCCGTGGAAGCACATCGACCAGAAGGGCGCCACCGAGGACGGAATCACCAATATTGATGCGCTCTACGACCCGATTGAGGTTGAGGTGGGGGTGGAATGCCGTGGCCGGTCGCCGAAGTGGACGCGCAGGGTCTACCGCGATCTGGTCGCGTCGATCGACGCGAAGCAGGAATCGACGTTGAACTTCCTCACCCACGACATGGGGCACTGGTGGGCGCCGGTCAGGTGGTTCCAGGGCGCGCCGCAAGCACCGCTGGAGATCGGCAAGCGGCAGCGTGAAAGTTTGCGCCTGCGGGCCGATTCGGGGTTCTGGCGTACCTACGACTACGCGGCGAGTTTCCAGTTCGAGTATGAGTCGATGACCGACACGTTCAACTATGACACGTCGGGCACGCAGGACCTCGGCGCGGACTGGCCGCTGTACTACGAGGGTGACGGCGGCGGGTACGTCTACGCCAATGGTGACCAGGCGAGGTGGCGGGACGACCCGGACGATCCGCTGACAACGGATACCCGCGAGGTGGTGTGCGGGCCGTACAAGGATTTCGACACCGACACCGACAATCAGGTTGTGTCGATGGTGCTCGGCGGGTTCCAAGAGTGGAGCCTGCCTGATAGTGGGGCTAATGACCTGTGGGCTCGCATGGGCCGCGACAGCAACGGAGACTGGGACGGTAATGGCATCCGCATGCGGGTGCAGGGCAACTGGATCAAGCTGTCGAGGTTCAACAACTTCTCGCAGACGGTGATGTTTCAGCGGCCACTTCTGGTGGCCCCGCTGATTGGGGAGAAGTTCACCCTGGTTGCCGGGTATGAGGGCGATCCGCGCATGTTCAAAGTGTTGCGCAATGGGTTGCCGATCCTGTCGCACAAGGAAACCGGCACTGGTAGCGAGCTTGGCCCGGATTATCGGGGAATCGGGTTTGGTATGCAGGCCGGTGGCGCGTTGATCACGCAGGCGACACCAGCTCCGGTGCGGAAAGTGTCGGCGGGCGACAATGCGAATGTCACCCAGTCGGGGTTTGTGTCGATGGTCAATGTTGGTGACCAGCCGATGTATTGGGATGCGACCTTGTTTGGCCCGGGCACGTTCCGGTTGTATGACGGTCCCGGCGCGGATGAGTATGTGGAGTTTGGTCCGCTGCTGCCCAATCAGATTGTGTTCCTACGTACCGACCCGCGCTCACAGACGACGTTGGTGCAGGATTTGACGTCGGTGCCGCCGTCGCCGCAGGAGTTGAACATTTTCCAGCAGGCGGTGAAGTCGTTGTTGTCGTTCTTCTCGGAGCGGAACGCGTTCACCGACCAGATTGGGTCGCTGTTTGGGATTGTTCCCCCGCAGGGCAATTTCTATAAGTACCTGTCGGGCCGGTTCAGTGAGAACGCGGCGATCCCCGCGAAGTCACCTGGCGAACCGGCGCAGCAGTTCTTTGTGAAGACAGAAATTGTTGGTGGCAACGCTGACTCGAAGGTGATTCTTTCGGGGACTCCGTTGCGCCGCTACCCGATGTAGCCACTGGAGTGGCAAGCCCCGGCCGATACCTCGGTGAGGGGTGAATTTGTGGGCGCCTGTGAACCAGGAAAGGAGGGGGATGACAGTTGTCGAAGTTTGAACGCGAAACAGCCGCATGGCAATCCGCCCTCCAGTCCGGCGACCCGAACAGGATCGCACGAACCGCGCGGGCGTTGACAGAACGCAAATCGAAGGTAGACACGTCGTTCCGGTTCACGGTGTGCGACAAGTTTTGGCAGCCGATGGGCGCGGTTGGTGGCGACCTGATCGAGGCGTCGGGTGCTGACCCGCGCAACGATGTTGAAACCGGCCGGATCGTCCTCAAAGGGAACAGCCCTCTCATCCCTTTGTTCATGGACTGCAAAAAGACGATGGTCGGTGTCATCGTCGAGACAGCCGGTTTGCGGTATGCGTTCTACACGAAGAACCACACCTACGAGTACCGCGACAGCGCATGGACCGGCACCGCTGAACTGCGCGGTATCCGCGACATCCTCAATTACTACGTGATTTGGCCGTCGTGGTGGCTGCCGATTCAGGCACAGCCGTTCTCGCACGCGATCTTCGTGTGGGCGCTGCAAACCGTCGTGGAGAACATGGTCGCAGAATGCGCTCTGCGGTTGCAGTCCGGGTGGCTGGAGTTCATCAACAACGGCCTGTCGTTAAACCCGGATATCCGGGCATGGTTCGGCACCGTGTTGCAAGCCCTGTCGCGGGATGGGCTGTCGGTCCAGGCGTTCACCCGCATGCTGCGAACCCCGGTGTATGTGTCACGCACCAATCCACTGCTGGACACGTCGCCGATGGTGGCTCGCACAGTGCGGATGGAAACCGTTCAGGCCGTCATCAAGGACGTTACCCAGTCGTACGGTGTGGATACCCGCATGGATTTGTGGCTTCCAGGTGATCCGCAGCCTGACAGGTGGGCGAACCTGGACCAGCCTACCTACGTGTTTTCCACAGTGGACCGGTCGCAGATCACTGGTCCGACGAAAACCGTGCTCGATTCGGTGCTGCGCACCACGATTGACCTTGGCGGGTCGCTGGGGGACATCTTCAAACCTGTCATCAAGCAGGTTCCCGGCATGGACGGCGTGTTTTATGCGCCCGCGTTGGGTGTGGATTTCGAGCAGCCATACGCCTATTTCGTGGCCCCCGAGCCGGGTGAGGACACCGGCATCGATGCGTGCACGATCACTGACCACACACCTGAGGGTTGGCAGCACATTATTGGTGGCCGTAGCCCAAAGTGGTTGAACGACTTGATGAATGCCACCTTCGCATGGCTGATCGACTCGCTGATGATCGTTGTTGGATTCACCGGCATACCGTCCGATCTGCTGTCGGGGTTCCTGAACAACAGCTTCCTGGCGTTCCAGTTGATTCAGCATTATGACCGCCGTGACGAAGTTGGCCCGTACCATCCGGCGATCGAGCGGTTCTATCCGACAGCATCAGCGCCGTACAACATCGAAACGGTGTTCGCATTCATCAACGCCTTGTTTGATTCGCAGGGCAAGACGACGGCGACGGTGCAGTTCCGCAACGGTGCCCAGTATGCGTTGGGTCGGGACGTTTTTCGCGGCGGCCTGATGTCGCTGGTGTTTATGTCACGTACCCGAATGGTGACTGACTACATCGAAAACGTCATGTGGCGGGTTTCCCAGGATGAGCGGAAGGTGATCGCGCAGTTGGGGGATGGACGCAAGTCGGAGGCCCCGTTGGCGAAGCATCAGCGGTTCATCACGGGGATTTTTGAAACGTTGTCGGTCCTCACGCTGTCACCTCAGGGATAAGCAGCGGTCGTCCTTTCTTTCTGTAACTCGCCCAATGTGAATGGAGCGTGCCTTATGTCGTGGCCTTTGAATCCTGCTGGGACTCACTATTTGTTTGAGGGGATCGTGGAGATTCCTGTCGATCCTACGGCGGGTGCGGCGATCCTCCAGTTGCGTCCGCAGGGCGGTATCGGTGTTGGTGTGCCCGCGATCGAGAAGGGTGATCCGGGTGTGCCGGCCACGTTCGATACGACGGTGAATCTGACGGAGCTGGACCCGGACGATCCAACCCCGGCGGAGGCGTCGCTCACTGAGATCACGCCACCTGGAACATCCACGCCGGGTGTGTACCGGTTGAACCTGGCGCTGCACGCCGGCGCGAAGGGCGCGGATGGTGAGGCGGTGTGGGACCCGACGGATGTTGATCCTTCTCCTGTTGCGGGTCAGGTGCCGGTGGTGAATTCGACTGCTGATGGGTTTGTGCTGGCGGCGCAGCGTGTGGGGGACCGGTATGTTCCGGCGTCGATCAACAACACTGCATCGGGTAACGCGAACTCGACTTTGGCTCAGGTGTCGATCCCGGCGCAGCCGTTTGATTGGCGGCCCCGCGTGTCCGGTTACACGGTGGTCACCGGTGAGGGTGCGGATGTTCGGGTTGATTTGGTGGCCCGGTTGAACGGTGAGACCGGCGGCAACGTGATCGGCCGGTGCCCCGGTGTGGCGCAATCGGAGCGGCTGACGCTTGTTTCGGGACCTGCGGCGGGCTCATCGGATGGGTTTGACCGTGTGGCGGCCGGTACACCGGCGACGATCTATTTCCGGTGTGAACGTCAGGCGGGGTCGGTGACGTACACGACTTCTGCTTCTACGTCGATGTTTTCGGTTGAGGTTTGGCCGCTGTCATGACGTCATCGTTTGATCCGTTGCCGGAGTGGGCTCATGCGGTGCCGTCTGAGCCGGGTATTCACCCGGAACAGTCGGCGTTGCAGTGGCAGCGTCCGTTCACTGTTCAGCAGCTGCTTGAGATTGGTGAGCAGTTCATCGAGCAGTTTTTGGCGTGGGTGGTGCGCGCGGTCGCTGGGGTGTTCATCCCTGGTGAGGCATCGTTCGACCAGTTGCGTGATTGGGCTTTGAACATCCCCATTCTCGGGGACATTATCGAGGCGATCACCGGCATTGTGGGTGGCGGGGTTGAGGAACTGACCCAGTTCTTCACGAACGTTCGAAACTTCTTCCAGTCGATCGACTTCAACAGCCCAAACTTCAACCCGCTTCAGGCTGCGGCGCAGTTGGTGAACATCATCCTTGCGCCGCTGCGCAATTTGCTGCCCAGTTTGTTGACGATTCTGCCGATCGGCGGTATCTCAAACCAATCGCCGAACATTCTTCCTGCCCTGAAGTTTCCTGAGGGGTCGGTGGGGGATAACGCGGATTGGGTTGTGGACCCGTCGAGTTCGCGCAGCGGTGATGGTTCGGGTGCGGCGAAGGTCATTGCCGATGGCACGTTGAAGGCGCTGCGGTCGGGGCAGAATGTTGGCGATTTCTTCGCGGTGGGCGAAGGCCAGACGGTCACTGCCCGGGTGTTTGTGTCGCATGAGGGGTATGTGGGCACGGGCGCGCCGATTCGGTTGCAGCTGGTGCCGTACATCGACGGCGTTGCACAGGCCCCTGTGGATTTGAACGCGTACGCCCCCCAGGACGCGAACTTGGCGTGGCCCGGTAAGGAGCTGTCGGGGGAGTATCGGGTGCCCGCTGGGGTGACTGGTGTGCAGACCCGGTTCGTGGTGACCGAAGACGCCACTGCGGGCACGTTCTGGTGGGATGACGCCGAGGTCAAGCAGACCGGCGTTATTCAGCAGTCGTGGGTCGAGGGTCTTCCGGAGATTCTGCAAACCTTGTTGGCCCGGGTGCAGTTGACGATTGACACGGTGGTGTCGGCGATCCGCGGCGGCGTGCAGACCGTTGAGAACACGCTGGAGGATTTGTTCGACGCTTTGCGCAACATCTCCCCGGAGTCAATCGCGGGCATGCTCGGCCCGGAGAATCTGCGGGAAACTATCGAGAACATCGTCAACAGCATTGTCGGTGGCCTGGTAGGCATTCCGGGTATTGGTGCTGGTATCGCCGACCTGTTCAACGTGTTGCAGGAGATCGCCTCGCGCGCCAGCTTGGGGTTGCTCTCGTGGGACATCCTTGGCATCAGGACCAACAAGCCTGTCGATAGTGGTTTGTTGCCGTCGGAGCGGTCCAACTTCCCGCTGTCGAACGTCACGACGTGGCTGGAGGCCACGCAGAGCAATTCGCTCATCGGTGTTGACCTGATTGAAGAGTCGATGCCGCTGGGCGTGGTGTCGTGGATCGGCTACGGACTTTCAGGGATCACCGAGTTCTACGTCAACATCTGGAAGGTCGACTTGGCGTCGGGCGACTGGACGCTGGTGCACCATTCCCCGAACATCGTGGGGCTTTTGGGCGGCACGGCCGCCCCCGGGGAGTTCATCTCCTACGAGCTGGATGACCCGGTTCCCGTGGTGGCGTCTGAGGCGTACGCCTATGAGCTTGTCCCGGTGGGCGGTACGCATTATGTGCGTGGCCGTGTGGCGGACTTGCCGAATCATCCGACGTCGCAGATTGTGTCGCTGGCGGCCACCAGGAACAACACGTCGCCGGATAGCCCGCCGTCGTCGATTGCGAAGGCGTCGGTGACCCGCTCGGGCGATGTGCCGTGGGTGAGTATCGCCGTGGATACAGGTTCCGGCGGCGACCATCACGATCCGTTGAAGGTCTACCTTGGCACCGCGGCCACGGTGTTCCCGGTTCCGAACTGGGTGAACTACATCGACCCGGTTGCGGTCGGCGCTGGTGGTGGTGGTGCGCAGGGCTGGGCATTGGGCATCAACGGCCAGGCCGGTCAGCCCGGGAAGTTCAACGCCACCACATGGGTGCGCGGCGAGCATTTCGGCGACAACGCCATCATCACCCTCGACCCGGGCGCTGGCGGCGTGGGCGGTCCTGGTGACGGCGCTGCCGGCGGTAACACCACGTTGTCTATCTCAACCCCCGGGGGCGACACGTATTCCATTGTCGCCGAAGGCGGCGCGGCGGGTACCACTGAAGGGTTTCTGTCAAAACCTGTTGGCCGAGGCCCGGGCACGTTCACGTTCAACGAGCAGGACTATGTGGGCGGCGTTGACCAGAAGGTCATGGGCGGCCACGGTGCGCCCGCTGGTGGTGCCGGTAACGGCGGCAAGGGCTCGTTGGCGGCATTTCAGTCCGGCGGAAATGGCGCTCCTGGTGGCGGCTGGGTGTTCTTCCGGCCCGACCCGCTGCCTGACCCTGACCCGGATTTGACGCCCCCCACTGCTCCGACGTTGGTGGAGCTGGTCGATTCAACTTTCAGCACTATCACGATTACGTGGTCTGGAGCAACAGACGTATGACAATCAAAGGGTATTTCGTTTACGCGAAAGAGAAGGACGCTTCGGGCGATTTCGTTCAGTTGAATCCCGACCCGGTGTTGCCGCCGTATGAGACAAACGGTTTGAAGTCGAACACCACGTACGAGTTCTATGTGAAGACGGTGGACAACGCCGGCTGGTTGTCGGACCCGTCGGATACCTACGAGTTCACCACTCCCGCGCACACTGCGGGTGATTTGTTGTCGCCGGAGGACCAGGCGATGGTGGATTTGATTGTGGAGGAGTCCCGCGCGGAGACCGGCCAGCCGGGGGTGATGTTGCAGATCACCGGTCCGCGCGGGAACTATGCGAAGGCGTATGGCACCACCGTGGGCGGCACGGTTCGCCCGTTGACGTTGGGTGACCACTTCCGCATGGGTTCCTCCACGAAGATGTTCACCGCGATTGCGTTTTTCCAGGCTGTCGATAAAGGGTTGATCTCGTTGGATGACACACTGGAGCAGTACGTTCCGGGAATTCCGAATGGTACCGCGATCACGATGGGGCACATGCTGTCCATGCGGTCCGGGATCGCCGAGTACACGGCGGGTATCAACGCAATCTGGTACGCCCTGTTCCCGACGTGGCCATGGACGGGCGCGAAAGACATGCTGGGGACGATGAAGGGGCCGTCAAACTTCTATCCCGGCACCGACTATCTGTACACCAACTCCAACTTCGCACTGATCGGCATGGTGCTGGAGATCGTCGACCCGGCACACCGGCCGATCAAGCAGATTTTCAAAGAGGACATCATCGACCCGCTGGGGTTGACAGAAACGTCGTGGCCACCGACGGGTCCAGTTCCGCCCCCGGCATCTATCGCTGATGCGATCAACCCGAACTTTCTGGACGCGGCGGGCGCGTTGGCGACGAACATCAACGACTACACGAAGTTTGCGGAGGCGTTGCGGGACAACGCGATGGGACTGTCCCCGGAATCGTACGATACGTGGCTGTCAACGTTCTGGAAGCACCCCACGGGGTGGGACCAGTACGCGAACGGGTTCTACATTCCCTCCGAGTACTACTACGGGTTCGGTATGGAGTCGTTCGGCACGTGGTTCGGGCATCCCGGCTTGTTCTCGGGCGGCTGGTCGTCAACGATATTCTTTGAGCGGGATTCGGGTGCGACGTTCACCCTTCATGAGAACAAGAACACGAATGCGCCTCCGGCGGCTGGCTATACCCGTATTTGGGTGCGGGTGGCGGAGTATCTGTATCCCGGCACGATCACGAATGACCAGAACTGGCCGGTGCCACCGGAGCCTGTGGACCTTGGGTTCGACAAGGTTTCCGACCCGCTTTCCGGTGTGGGCAGCAAGCAGATACAGTTCGCCGCGTCGGATGGCGCTGCCGTATTTGTGGTGATGTCTTGGGACCGTGCGGGATCGGCCCCTTCGGCCACGTATGGCGGTCAGGGTGGCACCCTAGTCGGCTCGGTGTCCAACGATGACGACCCAGCGAATGGTGGTTTGGCGATCTTCCGCATGGACGCCGCAGGGTCCGGCGTGGCCCGCCCATTGAAGGTCACCGGCCCAGGGTGGATTAGTGCGTATGCCATCTCATTCAATGACGTGACGTCAGTGGGTGTGCCGACCTATGCGCATGGAAACGGCACTGCACATACGCAGTCGGTAACCGTTTCGAGTGGCGTGACGCTACAAGCGTTCGGCGCCGGCGGCGGCGCCTCGTATGACCTTGAGCAGATTGTGGGCGCCCGGTTGCGCGCCAAGCAAGAGGGCACCAACCCGCTGTTGTGTGTGAACACCACAACCAAAACGGGAACGGTCAGCGCCACCTCGTCGCGGCCGAATAAGTGGGCTGGCATGGCGGTGAACTTGCAGATTGGGGGATGAGCGTGGCTGTTGGCTGGTGGGCTGAGTCCCACGTCTCGTTCGGCGTCACCCTCACCCCCGAGGTGGGATTCCACTATGGCGGGCCGAAACAAGAGTTCGGTGTCACCATCGCTCCAGAGATCGGCATGTCCGCCGTAGCCCATAGTCGCGTGGGTTTCGGTTTGTCGGTGCCGGTCTCGCTGGGAATGGGGGCGGCCAGCCACAGCAAGGCGTCGTTCGGTCTGGTGTTCGCGCCGTATATCGCGATGCGTGGTCCGGCGGCGTTCGAGCCGGTGTTTCCGTCGGAGGATTTGTATCCGTCGGTGTCGCTGTTCCCGACGCCGCGCGCGCAGTCTCCCGGTTTCGGGTTGTCGTTCACGCCGAGCCTGGGGTTCGAGGCCGCGCCGAAGTTTGTGCGGTCGTTCGGTATCGAACTGGACCCGCAGGTCGGCATGGGTACCGCACTCGGGTTCACGAAGGGCTTCGGGCTCGAACTGTCCCCGCAGGTTGGAATGTCCGGCGCGGAGCGGTATTACCGCGAGTTCGAGCTGACATTCGCCCCCGAAATCGGTATGGACGCCGTGGGTAATGATGGCGTTGACCCGGTGGCGTTCGACGCAGCATCGGCAGTGAATGCAGGCACCGCTGACTTCACGTATTCGCATACGGCGACTGCTGGTGCGGCGGTTGTGGTTGCGGTGGTGCTGACCGGGGCCGGTGGGTCGATGGTGAGTGTCACCTACGGTGGTGTGGCGATGACGTCGGTAGGCAGTGTCGACCTGGACAACACCGCCGCCCAGGGAACATTGTTTTTGTACTTCATCAACGATGTTCCCGGTGGGGCGCAAACCATTGCGATCGATAAGGGTGGGTTCACGTGGTGCCGGTCGGCAGCGGTGTCGTATCTGAATGTTGGTTCGTACGGGGCGTTTAACAGCGCCTATGGCAGTGGTACAACGGTGTCCCACCCAGCCACGTCGGTTGCTGGCGGGATGGTGGTGCAGGCGCTTGGTGTGCGCAACAACGTCACCATCACACCGTCTGGTGGAACAACCCGGGCGAACGCCAGCAACACCGGTGGCTCCATGTCGATGAGCGACTCCACGTCGTCGACCACGTTTGCGGCGACACTCGCCTCGTCCAACACATGGGCATCTGCGTATATCGTCCTCAATCCCGCATAACTCGGAAGGAAACAATCATGGGTATTCCCAACGCAACTCACAAAGCAGCATCGGACGCTATCGCCGGTCTCGGTGACTGGATCAGTGTGCATACCGGAGCTGCTGGCACCACAGGGGCGAATGAAGCCACGGGTGGTGGATATGCGCGGGAGCAGACGTCGTGGACGTCGGGCTCCACGGGCACCAACACCGGCGACGAGGTTGAAATCTCCGTGGCGGCAGGCACCTACGTGGAGGGCGGCATCTGGTCGGCCAGCTCGTCGGGCACGTTCGTCGGTTCGGAAGCTTTCGACGACGGTGACGTGGAGGTGTCCGGTACGGGGGCGAGCATCTCCGTGACGCCCCGCATAGTCGCCTGAAATCCTGGATAGGGGAACTGTTTTGAACATCAAAACTGATCATCAGATCGTCGCGTTCGGCAACGACATGATGGGCTTGTTTGACCGTGACGGCACGTTGATTGTGCAGGCCGCCCGCGTGGTCGGCGGGTGGGAGGTCACCGCCGAGGGGCGGCCCCCGGCGACCGTGTTGGATCGGTCTTCGGCGATCACCGAAATGATCAACACCGCCCTCGCGGTGCTTCCGGGTGACGGTTATTCGTGCCTGGTGCCGAGGGGTTTGCGGGCGCAACCCTAGGAGGGGGTTTGGTATGGCTTATTCGAAGCAGTCGTGGGAGAACGTTCCCTCAACGAACACCCCGTTGTCGGCGGACCGTCTCAACCACATCGAGGACGGTATCGAAGGGGCGCATGAGGGGCTGGACGATAAAGCCGACCTCGCCCACGACCACGTTTTGGCCGATGTTACCGATGTCACCTCTACTGGCGCGGCTATTGCTGGCGCGGCGGATAACGATGCAGCCCTGGAGGCTTTGCAGCCGGAGTTGGACAACAAGATCCACGAGATCGTCGACTACTACGCGACCAACGAGTTGGATGTTCAGGTGGATGCTTCCGATGTGGTGTCGGGCACGCTGAGCATTAATCGCATCCCCGTGGGTAGTAGTGGCTCCACGGTGTGTATTGGTAATGATTCGCGCCTGTCGGACCAGCGGACACCCTTGGACAACTCGGTGACCCTGACCAAGATTCAGGACGGTGCGATCACCAACGCGAAGATCAATACCGGCGCGGCGATTGCGAAATCGAAGCTGGCTTCGGATGTGCAAACCTCACTGGGTAAAGCGGATTCGTCGGTGCAGCAATCCGGCAGCGCGTCCGGGATGTGGATGGGCACCACCCTTCCAGGTACCGGCACGGCGGGTGTGTTATACGTGGTGGTGCCGTGAAAGTTTGGAACGGCACGGCGTTCGTTGACCCCACCGCGTTCAAGGTGTGGAACGGGTCGGCGTTCGTCAACCCTGAGTTGTACACGTGGAACGGGACCAGCTTTGACAAGGTGTGGCCGTCGTTCGAACCGTTCACCCTGGAGAACGTCAACTTTACCGACGAGCCTGTACCCGCAGGGGCGTCCGGATGCTGGGTCACCCTTGGCGGTGCAGGTGGCGGTGGCGGCTCAGGCAGGCGATCGAACTCTGGATACCGCTACGGCGGCGGTGGTGGCGGTGGTGGCGCCTACATCGACCGGGTATGGATTCCGCGGTCATCGCTAGGGGGGACGTACACCATCACCCGCGGCACCGGGGGAGCCGGTGGCTCAAGGGCTTTCCCTTCGAGCAACGGCAGCAACGGAACGGACGGCGGAGATTCGTTCTTCATCTCCGGTGACGTGAGTTTGATCGCCGGTGGAGGTAAGGCTGGCGCACGGGGCACCAGCAGCAGCGGCAGCGGCGACGGCGGTTCCGGCGGCACGGCTTCAGTTTCCGGTGCGTCGGCCTCCACATACAACGGCGGCAACGGCGGCAATGGCGGCAGCAGCCCCACCAATGGGCAGAGCCGCTCAAACGGTGCAGGCGCGGGCGGTGGCGGGGCTGGCGGCATGCTCTCCAACGACAACACCTTTAACTCGGCGAGTGCTGGCTCTAGTAGCGGCCCAGCCGGGAACGGCGGCAACGGATCTCGTGGCGGTAGCGGCACGGGAACGGATGCCGGGAGTGGCGGTGATGGCTACAACAAGATCGAGTGGGTGTAGGTCAAGCTCACTCGGCCCTGATGATCTGGTAAACGCGCCCACGCGTAATGCCGGCTCGACGGGCAACTTCTGGCGCGGGCATCCCGTCGGCGTACGCCTGCCTGATGAGCGCGAACATCTCTTCTGTCAATGCCGACAATTCGGCGGCGTTCTTCTTTCGCTTGACGTGGTTCTCGTCGAGTCGATCCGCGATGTTCACACCGGAAGAGTAGCACGTTATACGCAGTTGACAAGGTGTGTAACCGGCTATACAGTCTGAGGCAGAAAGACACCGCCCGGCGGGGCGAAGGCCTGAGAAACCAACCCCGCCGGACGGCCCACCCCCAACAGGAGGCCCACCAATGCTACGCACCACCACCGCGACTGTCTTCGCAATCGCCGCACTCGCCCTCGGAATACCCGCAGTCGCTGATGCCGCACCCGCCCACTGCGCGAATCACGGCACCGGCCACGGGCAGATCTACAAGCACGCATGCGCCACCGGCAGCGGCGGCGCAGGAGCCGACTGGACATACGCCACCCACGCCGACGGCACACCCAAGATGGACGGCACCAAACACATCTACAAGTGCGTGCGCCACTGCGGCGGCGGCCGCCACCACGTCGAAACCACCGACACCTGGTGACCCGCCATGAAGATCCACGTTCAATCCCGCGGCCCCGCCGGCTGGAACGCAACAGTCCTCTTCACCACAGGAACCGTCCTGACTGTCGCTGACGACCAAGGTCGCAGGCACCTGATCGACACGTCCCGAGTCACGGTCAGGAGGCTGCCGTGACCAAGCCCCTGCCAAGCAGGTGCACTGTGAAACGCATAGCCGGGGCTCTCGGAACCGGACTCCTCGGAGGCATCGCACTCACCAGTGTCCTGTCCTGGATGTTCGCCACAGGCAACCCCGCCATCGACTTCTTCATCGAACGCGACACCCTGTTCTACTTCTAAACCCACCCCAGAAAAAGCCCCGCCACCCACTTGGGTGCGCGGGGTTTTTCTATGCCCGAAAGGAACCCCGGACATGGACCGTCTCGGAATCATCCTGCTCAAACTGCTCGGACCACTCGCCGACAGGATCGCCGACCGCATCGCCGACAGGATCACCGAGAACCTGCCCGACCTGTCCAACTTGGACGACCAGATCGTCGCGAAACTCCCCGACCTGACCAACCTGCCAGCGCAAGTCATGGACATCATCGACGGCGCGCTGCGCTCCATCCCCGTCCTCGGCGGAATCCTCGGGAGCAAACGGTGACCACGAAAGATCAAGTCGCCCAAATCACCATCGCCGAAGCCAAGGCGCGCGGCTACACCCGCAGCGAATGCCTGGCGATCATGTCCACCTTCTACCAAGAGTCCGGCTGGAACGACACCATCTGGGATCCCACCCACACCACCTACGGCATTGCCCAGCAGGACGGCTCCTACCCACACCGCTTCGACGGTGCCGCAGCCCAAATCAAAGGCTTCTTCGACAAGCTCGACGTGTGGCGCGCCAAACCCGGTGCCAGCACCGATATATGGCTGAACATCTGCTGGATGCAGCAGGCCCCCAACTGGCCCAGCGCTGACTACTGGTACGCCAACGGCCGCCGCGCCTACCTCACCGAAATCAAGTCACGCATCGCCACCGTCACCCCATACCTCGACAAGTACTGGCCCACCACTGGAGGTACCGCCGTGCCCGACGAACCACGCCCCGACTTCAACGAGTTTCCGATCTGGTCGAACAACAACAGCGCCCGCAGCGGCAAGCCCACCATGTTCCTGATCCACACCCAAGAAGGCGGCGGCGGGGACGCTGCCGCCGAGAACCTGGCGAAGTGGTTCCAGAACGGCAACGGCGTCTCGTACCACTACACGATCTCCCAAGCGTCCGATGGTGGTGTGACGGTGGTCGATTGCGTCGACACCGACCGCGCCGCCTGGTCTGTGGGCAACGCCAACAGCATCAGCATCAACCTGTGCTTCGCGGGGTCGCGAGCATCCTGGATGCGGGATCAGTGGATGAAGCAGTCCAACGCAATCGACGTCGCAGCATACCTCGCGGTGCAGGACGCGAAGAAGTACGGCTTCACCCCGCTCGTGGTGCCACCGCCGTACACGAATGGGCGACCTGGCATCTCGGACCACCGGTGGGTGACCGACGTGTTCAAGTGGGGCACTCACACCGACGTCGGAGACTGGTTCCCGTGGGACTACTTCGCCGAACGGGTCAACCACTGGGCCAACGGTGGCAAGACCGAGCCTGAACCGCCCAAGGTGAAACGCTTCCCGGACGACTGGAGTGACCGCGAAATCCTCGTCGAGATTCTGCGGCAACTGCGCGGATACAACCTCACTGGCTGGCCGCAGCTCGGCGGAAAAACCCTCGTGGACGCGGTAGCAGAACTGTTGGGCCACTGATGCGCATCGACGGCCAATACGTCGGCCTCGGACCAGGGGACAGATCCGACGAGATCCGCAAGATCAAAGCGTTCATGCGGCGCAAGTTCTCCTACGCCGCGACGCTGGCCGACACCGAGTTCTACGACGAGGCCATGACCGCGGTCGTCGCCGAGATGCAATCCCGGTACAACACGGCTGGGCACCTGCGCGACGGGCTCTACATCCCCGGGATTATCAACGCCGAAACCAAGTACGTCATGGGGTATCTATCCCGGCCCGTCATCGACACCCGGCCAGTCCTGTTCACCGTGTGCGGCACCGGCGTGCCCTGGTGGGTCGGCCCCGACGCCGACACCGCACGCGCCGTCGAAGACCAATATCTGTGGCAACCCATCGGATACCCCGCTGCACCGTTCCCGATGGGCCGATCCATCACCGCAGGAATCACCGAGGCGCACAACCAGGCCAACCGGTGGCGCGAACGCATCGAAACCCACGGGACCGCACTGGCGGGCTATTCGCAAGGCGCGGTGGTCCTCTCGGAGCTGTGGATGAACCACATCGCACCCGAAGACGGCTCCCTGCGATGGATGAAACCCCATGTGCGTAAAGCGGTCACGTGGGGCAACCCGAACCGCGAACTCGGACACGTGTGGGCTGATCACGGCGGCTCCCCAATGGCCCCATCCAACACCCAGGGCGTGTCCTCCAACGGCATGCGCAACACCCCCGACTGGTGGCGCGACTACGCCCACCAAGGCGACCTGTACGCCTGCACCGAACCCGGCGACACACAAGAGGTCCGAAACGCCATCTGGCAGATCGTGCGCGACCTCGACCTGTTCACCGGCCCCGATTCACTGCTGGCCCAAGTGATCGAACTCGCGCAAGCCCCGCTGCCGGAAACGATCGCGATCACCCGGGCGATCCTCGACGCCGGCATGTTCTTCGCGAAACGCACCGGCCCGCACGTGGACTACAACCCCCAGCCCGCCATCGACTACCTACGCACATAGGAGGCACCCATGCTGACACGTTCATTCTGGATCGACGCCGCCGAGCGGGCCATACGCACATTCGCCCAAACCGCGATCGCCACCCTCGGCGCTGGGGCAGTCGACCTGATGACCACCGACTGGATATCGGTGCTGTCCGTGTCCGGCGGCGCGGCCGTCGTATCACTGCTGATGTCGATCGGCGCCGAACGCCGCGGAAACCCCGGAACGGCGTCGGCCACTAGAGCGGTCACCGCCGCATGATCTGGGAATCGGTGCGCGAAGCGGTGAACGCGGCGTACCAGCCTGACGACGGTATCGACCTGATAGGACTGCTCATCATCGGACTGCCCTCCACCATCGCCGCCATCGGAACAGGGATCGTCGGCGTACTCACCGTTCGGGGGCAGCGCAAAGGTCGGGAGCGCGCACGCCAGATCGACGCGAAAACCGATGAGATTCACGAGCAGACCGTCAACACCCATAACACCAACATGCGTGACGACCTCGACGAGATACGCGATCTGGTGCGCGACGGCTTCAAACAGATCCAACGCGACATCGGCGGACTGCGGGAGGAGCTGCGAACCGAACGACTGGAACGAATCGAAGGCGACAAACGCCGCGACCGGTAACCACCAGGAAAGAAGGGCGCACGAATGTCACTACTGGCCGATCTCGCGGGCCTGCAACCCCGCACATGCCCCGCATGCGACTGGGCGGGCGCCCGGTCGAAACAGGAACGCGCAGAGATAAACACGGCGGTGGAGTCCGCCAAACGCGGTGAGGTTCAGTTCACCGACGTGCTGCGAGTACTCGTCAAACACGGCATGCCCGACATGAATCCGCAATCGTGGCGGCACCACGCGAGGAACCATCATGTCCCTGACTAGCGACCTACGTCAGGTCCGCATATCCGAGGGTGTGCGCAACAAAATTCTGATCCTCGACGTCGAACGGCTCCCCGGCATCACCGAACAGTACTGGTGGGACAGGGGCGACCTGAAGAACCGGTATGTGCAGTACGAGACGGTGACCCGAATGCCGCGCACCACGATCGTGTGCGCCAAGTGGTACCACGACGCCGAGGTCATTCAACTCGCGGAATGGGACAGTGGTGGCCGCAGACGGTTCCTGCGGCGCGTGCATAATCTGCTGTCGCAGGCTGACATTGTTGTCGGGCACTACATCGACGAGGCGGATGTGCCGTGGCTGAAAGGCGACCTGCACATCGAGGCTGGGTTGCCGCCGCTGCCGCCGTTCAAAACGGTGGACACGCTGAAGGTGTTGCGCCGTGAGTTCAAATCCGGGGCGCCGTTCAAAGGGTTGGATGCGTTCTGCCAGATCGTCGGGCTGTCTGCGAAAACTGATCGCTACGACCGGTTTGCGATGGAACGCGCCGTGACGGAGAAGAGCGCCGTGGACCGGGAACGTCTCATCGCCTACTGTGCTGGTGACGTCATTGCCACGCAGGGGTTGTACGACTTCCTGAGGCCGCACATCAAGAATCATCCGGCGCTGTTTGTGGACGGCGAGGACAAGCTGACGGTGTGTAACCGGTGCGGCAGTGAAACCGTGTTGATTCCGCGCCGATATGTGGCGAACGTGCTGACCTACACGATGCGCCGCTGCACCAGCTGCGGCGCGCATTCGCGGTTGTCCATTGAGCCTGAGCGCATGAGCGTTGTGCGGGGGGTGTGACGTGAATATTCGTGTGTGTACGTTCCTCGATCACGGTGTGACGGTGGGATTCCTGTGGGACGTGATCAAGGCGTGGGTTCGTCGTGATGTCTGATCCTGTTCGCGGCGCGATCCAAGCCAGCTTGGACGCGATGGGAGACGGTTGGCAGGTGGCCCACTATGTGGTGGTCGTTGGGTTGGAACGTATCGACGGTGACCGCATGGACCTGGGTGCTACGACTGTGATCACACCTATAGGTCAGGCGGGGTATGTCACCGATGGTTTGGTGAACCGTTATTGGGATGAGTCGTCTGGTGAGTGATCCGCAGTTGGAGTTGTGGCGGTCGGTGTGGGCTGGCGGTCGTGGCGGGGATGATCGTCGCGCTGCTGGTTTACGTCCTGGCTTAATCTTCGGATTGTGAAGGCAGCCGCCCCCTTGCACACTCTCCGGTGCAAGGGGGCGGCTTTCTTCATGTCTATTCAGGGGACCGTGTTGTCCGTGTTGTCACTGACAACACGGCTCCAGGTTTTCCCAGGTCGCTACAGGTCTAAAAAGGTCGGAACAGAACCACACGGGTGTTTTTTCGCAGGTAAACGCCCATTTCCCCACGATACGAAGGGGTTCGAATCCCCTTAGCTCCACCCAAAACCGCAGGTCAGCGAATCGCCCAGAATCTGACAGCACCGATGACATCACAACGGATAGAATCCGGGTATGGCATCAGTGCGTGAACGGGTCCGCAAAGACGGAACCACCGCCTACCTGGTCTCCTACCGGTTCGGCGGCAGAGGAAGCGCACAAGGCGCACTCACCTTCGACAATCGCAAAGCAGCAGACGCCTTCGCCGCCGCCGTCGACGCCCACGGTGCTGCACGCGCCCTGGAGATGCACGGCATCAACCCCGCACCGCGAGGAACCAAGTCCGAGCTGACCGTCGCCGAATGGATCCGGCACCACATCGACCACCTCACCGGCGTCGAGCAGTACACGATCGACAAGTACGAGCAGTACCTCGCCAACGACATCGAACCCAACCTCGGCGACATCCCCTTGTCGAAGCTCTCCGAAGAGGACATCGCCCGCTGGGTGAAGGTCATGGAAACCACCGGCGGCCGCGACGGCAACGGGCACGCCCCGAAAACCCTCCGCAACAAATACGGGTTCCTATCGGGGGCACTGAACGCCGCCGTCCCCCGATACCTGTCCACCAACCCAGCGGCTGGCCGCCGCCTGCCCCGCGGAGACGCTGAGGACGACGACGAGATCCGCATGCTCACCCACGCCGAGTTCGACCGGCTCCGCGACGCGGTTACCCCGCACTGGAAGATGATGGTTCAGTTCATGGTGTCGACCGGTTTGCGGTGGGGTGAGGTATCGGCCCTGCAGCCCAAGCATGTGGATCTGGAGACGTCCACGATCAGGGTGCGGCAGGCGTGGAAGTACTCGTCTGCCGGGTATGTGTTGGGGCCGCCGAAGACGAAACGGTCCCGCCGCACGGTGGATGTGCCGGCCAGGTTGTTGGAGCGGCTGGACCTGTCGAACGAGTTTGTTTTCGTCAATACCGATGGTGGACCAGTCCGGTATCCGGGGTTTCTGCGCAGGGTGTGGAATCCGGCTGTGGAGAAGGCTGGTCTGGTGCCGCGGCCGACTCCGCACGATCTGCGGCACACGTATGCGTCGTGGCAGCTAACGGGCGGGACACCGGTGACGATTGTGTCTCGCCAGCTGGGTCATGAGTCGATTCAGATCACGGTGGACACGTATACGGATGTGGATCGGACGAGTTCGCGGGTGGCGGCGGAGTTTATGGACGGATTGTTGGGGGACTTTTAAGACCCAGATGCGCCCTACCAGGGGATCTAGATCCTGGTAGGGCGCCTTTTTGTGTTTGCGGAACTCGACCTCACTCGGTCATAGTCCAGGCTCCGCAGCCGTTTGTGCGGAACATGATGCGGTGGTCGCCGTTGATGGTGCCGGTCCACGAGGACACCCCGTCGGGTTGGATGTTCGCGCGGACGGTGCCGGATGATGCTTCACCTTCGCGGAGTGTTTCGCCGCCGCGATACTCGGAGACGCTGACGATGGCCCAGGTGCAGCCGGGGGAGTCGGGTGGGATGGTGGCGGTGTAGGTGCCCCAGTCGTATCCGTCTGCGCCGCCCATGTTGTGGTAGCCGTCGCCGGGGATGGTCCGATACGGGTTCACGCGCGCTGTAGTGGTGGTGGTTGACGTTGTGGCGGCTTGCGTTGTGGCGTCGTCGTCCTTGTCGCCACGGGCGGAGACGAGGGCGACAAGGACGAGGACGCCGAGCGCGGCGGCCATCACTTTTCCCAGCGAGACTGCGTTGGTGTTGTTGTTCATGGATGTGTGCGCTTTCTGGTGAGGGGCTGGCAAACGTGACGCACGTCGGTTATCTAATCGTGATATTCCCATTTGTGGGCTTCGTGTGTCGATCTTGGCAACGATCCGTTAGCGTCTACGCATCCGGTTGCGAGGGGTGGCCGGTGTTGTTCATTTCGGTAGGTGCAGCCCATGTTTGATGACGATCTCGATACTCTGCTGGCGCGGATTTTGAACGCGATGGATGAGTGCCCGCCAACAATGTGGTCGTTGCGCCGGGCGCGCCTAGTCCTTGCGGCGTTGACGCGCCCGGACGCTCCTGGCGACGTGGGCGTGGATCGCAGGGCCTGTTTCGCTGGCCCTAGGCTGGCGCGGTTGCGGCGGTTCACCGGGCCTGGCGCCTAAGGCTTCCTCCTGGTCTTGATGCGTTTCGCGCGGTGTTCGCGTCGTCTGCGCAGTTTCCATGACATTTCGTACCTCCTGTAATCGTCGCCGGACTTCGGCGAGAAGTTCGTCATCTGAGTAGCGGCCTATCGCTGGCTCAGGTGGCGGCGGCGGAATATCTGACTGCTGAAATCCGGCTATCGCCAGGGCTTCGGTCACATCCCATTCGACGGCTCGGGCAGCGGCGGCCACGGTGGCTGCGGTTGTTCCGATTGGGATCAGTGTGCCTTTGTTGATCTGCCATCCCGTCTCCAACTGCTTCCACCGTCCTGCGCTGACGGCTGGTTTGTCGCCGCCTGGTGGCGTTGTGCGCCGCGATGCTTCGCGCTGAGATAGCCCAGCGCGTTCTCTGTGCCGCTTGAGTTCCGGCCCGAATGGCCAGTCCTCGCGGTGTTCCTTGTTCTCGTTCACGCCTACATGTTCGCGTGCAAACAGGTGCAAAGTCCACTGCTTGCACCGCGCCGATTCTTTGCAGTTACGCGCATGTAATTTTCGAACATCGCAGGTCAATGCGTTGTTGGCGCGAACTCATCGCAAATTGTTGCAGTTTGCACTTGTTCGCAGTACAGTTGGCAGCATGGTCAAACAGTCCTACGGGGTGTGGCAGGAACTCCGGATCATCCGTGAGCGCACAGGTTGGTCATCCGCCGAGCTGTCCCGCGAAAGCGGAGTTTCCGCCCCTTACCTCTCCCAGCTTGAGAACGGCGACCGATGGCCGAACGCCACCGTCACCAAGAAGCTCGCCGTCGCGCTCAAGGTTCCCGTCTCCGTATTAGAGCGGCCAGCCGAGCAGAAAAACCCCGCCGCATAAAAAAGCCCTCACCTGTGTGCAGCAGGTGAGGGCAGAGACAACGAGGAGAAGCTCGAATGTCTGAACTCAATCGTATCAACCGAGGGGTCTGCCCGACTCCCGGCAAGAAGCAGTACCGGTCACAGTCCGAACTCGCGTTGGCGGCCGTGTCATGAGCTTCTATTTCTACTCAGATCCAATTCAGGTCATCAAGAAGGGCCACGGTGGTGTGACCGTTGGACGCGGGGAAAACAACGGATCCGAACTGGCCTACTTGAACGTCGGTGATGGATACCGCCACGAGGGTGACGTTCTTCTGGATGCCGATGAACTCACGGATGTGATTGACCAGCTCATCATCATCCGAAACGCGATGAGGCTGACATGACTTTTCATTCGAGGCCGAGGCCGAAGGTGCAGCACTTTCCGAAACCAAAGAAACCACTGTTTGTGTCGAAACCGAAAGGGGGAGCGAGATGATCGAGGCGTACCCCGTGGAGCAGGTGGCAGACAAGTACCTGCCTCACATGAAGGACCGGGTTCGGTGGATGAAGCGCCGACTCAAGAAGGGCGAGATTCCGGGGAAGCAGCTGTCGCGGAGTGTGTGGGTGATGACCGACGCCCATATTGAGCAGTGGCTTTCGGGTGGCCCGTCTGTAGCCCATCAGGATCCGGTTGAACCGGTGCCGTTGGTTGATGGGTTGTCGGCGCGGTCGCGGCGGAGATTGGCGAGTTGATGGTCAAGGAAATTTGGCTTCCAGTACCGGGGTACGAAGGACACTACGAGGTATCCGACCTAGGCCGCGTTAGATCTCTCACGCGACCGGTGAGTAATGGTAGGGGCGGACTGCGACGAGTCACCGGACGCGTGTTCGCAAGAAAGCTCAACCGCTACGGGTATCCGTGCGTCTGCCTACGTAAGAACGGATTGCGCAAGGACTTCACGGTTCACTGCCTTGTTCTGGCAGCGTTCGTTGGGCCTCGCCCCAAGGGCATGGTTGCCAGACACCTCAATGCAGATAGGAGTGACGCTCGGTTGTCGAATCTCTGCTATGGAACCCATTCGGAGAACAATTACGACCGGGTGAGAGATGGCCACGACTGGAATCCAGTCAAGACGCATTGCCCTCGTGGCCATGAGTACACCGCTGACAACACCTACACAGGTCCGAGAGGGAATCGGGATTGTCGCGCATGCATCCGTCGGAGATCCCGAGAGTACTCAAGTAGGCGCAAGTCGGTAGCACTCCGTTCTGGCTTATCCCATACCGCGGAGGCGTCGTGAGTACGTCTGCTCCTAAGCATCGGAGTGTGTGCCAACTGTCGGGTGAAGTGACTCGTCCGTCGGGGTTGTGGAAAGCGTTGGCGGAGTTCGACGCCAGGCAGATGAAGGAAGCGGCGGAGCTGGAGGCGTTGCGTGAGGAAAACGCGCGGCTGCGGTGCCGGCTGCAGGAACTGGGGGAGACAGCGTGAGCGATCCAGCAGTAGAAGCTGCGACACGGGTTATGAAGCTGGTTTACGCATACCCGACGCCCAATAGAGACCTTGTTCTTGCTGCCCGCGAGGTGTTGAAGCCGATCCGCGAACTACACCACCCAATCGATGAGCACGGCGATTCTGTCGAAGAGTGCAGCGAGTGTAGACACCGTTGGCCCTGCGATACCGCCAAGCTGATCTACACCTCTGAGGAGCTTCAGTGAATCTTGTTGAGCGTTTGAATGCCAGGTTTAACAACGTGATTCATGACGGGCTCGCCTTGGTGGGTGCTGTGGTGGATCCGTGGTTGGCGCGCCTTGAGCGTCAGGCCATGAGCAATGCGTTGGGGAAGGACAGATACATGACCCGCGAGAGAGATCAGGCAGACTTTTCAGGCCTGGTGCTCATGTCGGTAGTCGCCGCCCTGGACGGTAGCCCGTGGGTTACGAAAGGTCATGTACGGGAGCTGTCAAGCGAAGTAGCCGCCGTGGCGGTGGAAAGGATGTCCGAGACAGACTCCTTTTTCCTACCGGACGGAACTCTCTTTGAGAAGCGCGACAGCGACACCGCAGAATGCGAACTCCTCGCTGAGGACATCTGCGATGAGGCTGAGGAAGCCGAACTGCTCGACGAGTTCATGGAGTTGGGGGAGTTCCTGGATTCTGCGACCGCGGAAGAACTCGCCGCCATGAGGCAACAGCATGCGACGGCCGCCGAGTTGGAACGCCATCTGCGTTACTTCACGACCGCGCCCGGCGCGTCCGGGGTGAACCCCGGCGTTGTCGCCCAGTCACTGCTGGAGAACTACCGCATCACCCCGAGATAGATCAACCCATCCAAACAAAGAAGAGGAACTCCCAATGTCCATTGATCTCGACCGAATCACCCACCCCCTGCGCCTCGCGAAAGGCAGCCACCAACCCGGCTCCGGGAAAGGCTGCGCCATGAACGTCATCTCATACATCAACGGCGACACCAAAATCACCGACTACCCCGAATGCTCAGCACGCCCACTGGCCGCCCTGGTGCAGATGTGCAACGACCAACTTGCTGGACCTGACGGATTTCTATCACCCGAGAACAGTGTGCTGGTTCTCGACTTGGGTTGGAAGACAGTCGGCACTGCAGGTGTTTCGGATGCTGTCCACGCGTTGTGGATTGCCGACATGCTGGACTCCCCAGAGTGGGGCGCCGTCCGGTTCGCGGATGAGGTTGGTGCGGTGGCGATCCGCGAGATTGCGGATTTGCACCGTCAGGCGGCGGCGGGTCAGGTGCCGTTTGCGTGGGCCGCAGAGAGCGCCGCAGGGACGCCGCATGGAGCGCCGCACGGTACGCCGCAGAGAGCGGCGCACTCATCGAGTTCACGCGGCAGTCGATTACCCGGTGGCGCGAACTCGCCGACCTCGACCCTGCAACCGAGATTGACGCAGCAGATATCAATTCCGCTCTGGCGCGGATCCACGGCTGACGCAGGCGGGCCGCCGCCCCATTGCGCGGGACGACGGCCCTAACACCGGAAACAACACAAACCAAAGAAAGGACGCTTCCGATGCTAACCCCAGATTCTAAACCCGCATGGTGGGACCACCACCAAACAAACTGGTCCGACCTGCCCGTCACCACCAACCCACCCATGGCTGACCTCGACCTCTTGAAGGAACTGGAGGACCTGGCGGAGTTGGTGTTGATCCACACGGAGAGTGTGTCGTGGTTCCGCCCGTTCCTGCCCCCGGTGCACTGGGAGAACGAGCCGACGATCTGGGAGCAGATGAACGGCGACGCTGTTGTCGGGTTGTTGCGTGACTACCTCACCGAGGGAGACGCAGCATGAACGCCCGCACCGTCGACCTCTTCATCATCTGGGCAGCAGTCATCGGTGTTCCGATGGCCCTCGCCAACATGTCATTCGCCCTGTCTGACGATCGAATGGTGGAAGCTTCCATCCACGTCGTCATGGCTTTTATCTCAGCTTTTCTCGGTGTCCGCTCGTTGAGTCGCTTGGGTGGGGGTGAGTGACCAATGGCTCATTGGAAGTACTGGTGGACGATGCCCCTGCTGATCGCCGCGGGCATCATCGGCCCCGGACTCGCCGCACCAGAAGCCAAAGCAGACATCACATCCGACGCGTTCGTCATGGCACTCGACTCCGAAGGCATCACCTACAGCTCCAAACCCGCCGTCATCAACGCCGGCAAAGCCGTCTGCGACGTCCTCGACACCGGATACACCATGTACGAAGCCTCAGTCTTCGTGTACAACAACTCCAACCTGGACCTGTATGACTCAGGGTATTTCGTGGGTGCCGCCACCGCATCGTTCTGCCCTGAACATTTGAGCGGCACGGGGTGGGTGTGATGCCGAATTCCCCGTTCATCCGGTTGGCTGAAGTTCACACCGAAGACTGGCGCCGCGACGCGATCTGCACACAGATCGACCCGGAGGCGTGGTTCCCCGAGAAAGGGATCCGCAACGACGACGCCAAAGAAACCTGCTGGAAATGCCCCGTACAAGCACGCTGCCTCGAATACGCCCTGGAAAACAATGAGGGCTGGGGTATTTGGGGTGGATTCACGGAGAAGGAACGACGCGCTATCAGGCGTGGAGAAATGACCCCGGTGAACCAACGCAAAATGATGCCTTGCGCGATCTGCGGTAGCGACTTCACACCGAAACACCGCCGCGCCAAGTATTGCTCCACGAAATGCAAGAACCGTGCCTATGCGTTGGCTCGCCGACAGCAGAGGCGGGGAGCATGAACATCGACTGGTTCGCTGTCGAGTGCGCCTCCAACGGAACACCGATGCGGCTCAACACCGATGAGCGTCGAATGTTGGTGCGTCGCCGGCCGAACCTCCCTGAGGTTGAGTTGGCTCGGCGATCGTTTTGCACAGTCAGAACCATCGAACGTGATCGTGCCGACTTGGACGACGCAGAACAGCAGCAGTGCCCCCTGTGTGGTCAAGCCGCGTGGGTGATCCACACCGGGATTGTGGAAGCACACCCGGACAAGCTGCTGCAGGAATGCCCTATGTCGGGCCAGTCGGTGGCAGCTGATTGGGAATCGCAAACCGCCGCAACCGTTGTGTGGCTGTCCAGGCGTATCCGTGTCGGCGACTCCATCGGCGTGTGGGACTACCTCACCAAGCTTCCCGAGGACCAGCGCACCCAACTACTCATGGCCGCGTTGGCTGGCATCCCTGATGTGGAGGATCCGTTCGCGTGGATCACTGAGGAAGTGGAGCAGGTCGCATGAGCAACGGAACCCGACTTACCAATGAGCAGGTGAAGATGATCCTGTCGATGACTCGTGACGGGTTTTCCGCCAGGCATATTGCTGAGGTTGTGGGGTGCTCACCACGCACGGTTACTCGTGTGAGGGCCGCAGCCGATGCGCGGGTGATGAACCCTGACAGGTTCACCCCACTCACCGCAGACCAGCTGGAGTTCGCCGAATACCTCCTCGAGGACGGCGCCTCCTACCAGGAGGTTGCCCGCACATTGGGGGTGTCCCGCACCACCATTGAGAAGCACTTTCCTGGGCGGGCGTGGACCAAGAGGCAGGCTGCTGAGTTCACCGCGTTGCTGAAGAAGTTCCGTCGGCTGGAGGCGTCGTGATGTGCAGGTGTGGGCACAACCGGTCCTGGCACAGGTATGCGTGGGATCGGTTCCGCCAAGTGTGGGACACCAGTTGTGAAGCCACCAACTATCACGGCCCTGCTGGGCATGAACGCTGCCGCTGCTCCAAATACCAAGACAAGGAAGACGAATGATCACTGATACGAGGGTCATCACTGCGAGGGATGACGCGAAAGCCGGCGCAGCCGCACTTGATGACGCGAGGTGTGCTTTGCATGAGCTGTTGTCGGAGGGTCCGCAGTTGCCGTTCCTGGACCGTGAAGCACTGGAACTGAATTTGGAAGTTGTGAACAAGGCGTTGTCTCGGGTTGATGCGGTGATCGGATCGTTGGACCGGCTGGCGGACAGGTGGACAGCATGAGTAGCGAAGGCCAGACCCTCACGTGGGAGTGGTTCACCGGTTTTGTTGGCCCCGGTAGGTGGCGTGCGGTACTGCCCGGTGATCGGCGCAACGCGTGGATCAATCCGTCCGATGTGGCGGGTGATTTCCGTTGGTCTGTTGAGGACAACACGTGTGCGCGGGTTTTGGCGTGGGGGTATGAGGAAACGTTGGACGCCGCGAAGGCCGCTGCCGCCGCTGCTGCTGCGGAGTATCGACTGAGGAAGGCTGCGCGATGAGCGAACCTGATGTGGAAGGACTTGCGAAGCTCCGGGAACCTTTCCCGCCGAACCAGATCGGGAAACTTCCCAAGGGCGGCATCACTCTCGACTTCCTTGGCCACGGCTACCTCACCGCCCGATTCCTGGACGTGGACCCACTGTGGACGTGGGAGCCGTTCGCCGTCGGAGACAACGGGCTACCCCTGCTGGACGAGCATGGCGGGCTGTGGATCCGACTCACCCTGTGCGGTGTGACCCGCATCGGATACGGCGACGCCGGCGGGAAGAAAGGCCCCAACGCCGTCAAAGAAGCCATCGGCGACGCACTCAGGAACGCGGGCATGCGGTTCGGTGCGGCTCTTGACTTGTGGTGCAAGGGAGACCCGGACGCCCCGGCACCGCCGGATCCTGCGGTGGCTGAACGGAACGCTCTGCTCCACGAGCTGGGGGATGCGTGCGCGGCTCTGACGCTCGATGAGAAGACGGTGGCCGCCCAGTTTTACGGCAAGTACAAGGTGACGGCGAGGAACGCGAAACCTGCCCAGTTGCGGGAGTTCATTGACGACCTCATGGAGAACGGTGCCCCCGCATGAGCCGCAGGTATACGGGGTTCTCCCCGGAAACCAAGGAACTGATCTGGACCCGCGCCCAAGGGCGGTGTGAACGCTGCAACGAGTATGCCTCAGACGCTACTGCACACCATCGCAGGCCCCGTGGTCTTGGCGGATCTCGCCGCGATGACACCAATCTGGCGTCCAACGGGCTGTGGGCTTGCGGTTCCTGTCATCGTTGGGCGGAGTCCTATCGGACGCAAGCTTTCGCTGACGGGTGGCTTGTTCGTCAATCCCAGTCCCCTATCACTGTTCCCGTCCTCTACAGGGGCAACTGGGTGTTGCTCGACGACGACGGGTTTGTTTACCGAGTTCCCACAGAGGCAGCGAAATGAATCCGCATGACGTGCCTGTTGTGTGACCACCCGAGGTCTTCTCATGCCCCCCAGTGCCGGGTCCGCATGGGTGTCAACCGGGACGACATGAACACCTACACGATCTGTTTGTGCCCCGGATTCGAAGGCGCAGAAGAGGAGAACGACCATCTTGCCTGACGTGCCCATTGGGTTCACGGGAACCCGTGACGCGATGCCGCAAGTTCGACGACCAGACGGAGATGACCCTGCTATGAACGCAACAGAGGATGGGCTGGAACCCCTCGGCGAAGCACCCGACCTGGGCGCGCCCCGCTACCCGATGAGCGCCGAGGTCACGTTTCACCGGGCACGTTGCACCAAGTGCGGCGACATCGAAACCGACTACGGCGATTTCAGCGCCTATAGCGACCCGGGCGGCGCCATCAACGCCGACGGCAGCCTTCGCCGAATCGGTTGCCCAGCTCCGTGGCCACGACCTCGTCTGCTGGTGCCCGCTCGACCAGCCATGCCACGCCGACGTGCTGCTGGAGCTGGCCAACGAGGACGTGCGCCCCGATGGGTGTTGTGGAGTCTGTCCGGCAGTTGTGGGTGGCGGATACGACTGCACATGCGCAGGCAACCCCCGATGCCCAAGGTTCGAAGGCACAGAAGACGAAGAGGAGGAGGAGGACTAGTGGCTCACGTGCTGTATCGCTTCTACAGCGCCACAGGGCAACTGTTGTACGTGGGAATCACCATGAACCCGCCGCAACGGTTCAAGGCCCACCGAGACTCGAAAGATTGGTGGAGCGAAGTCGCTGGCATCAGCATCGAGAACTACAACACCCGTGAGGAACTGGAGAACGCTGAACGCCGCGCCATCCAGGTTGAGCACCCATTGCACAACGTTGTTCGGGCGAAACCAAAGGTCATCCAAGATCCTTTCGCGGATCCGAAGCCGCAACCGGAACCTGCTCTGCCTGATTCTCTGTCCGATCTTTTCTCGCCGGCCCCATCGGTAGGCGAGTCGATAGCTAGCCTTTTCGGACGGATGCATGAGGCCGAGGAGCGAAAGGCTGAGGCTCGTCGGGCACGGTGGGATGCCATCTACGCCTGCGATCTCTGCGACCACGCCGGGTACCGCGGAAAGTCGGTGTGCGACCACGTCGAGCACCGATCAGGGCATGCCCGTGAGGCCCAACGCCAGGTCCAAAAGGGCAGACTTCAAATCATCCCAGGTGGCAACTGATGGCGAATCTTCCGTGGATCAGGCTCCAAACAACGATGTTTGAGCACCCAAAAGTGCTCAATTTGAAGGAAGACAAGCAGTGGCGGGCCATCGTCGCGCACCTAGAAGCGATGACCTACACGGGCCGTCACGCCCTCGCGGGGTATGTGCCGAAGACCGCTGTGCGCCTTCTGCACATCCAGCAGAGCGACGTGAACCGTCTGGTATCGGAGGGACTGTGGTCGCCGGCTCCTGGCGGCTGGCAGATCAACGGTTGGGATGAGTACCAGTTGGCGGATGCAGAAGCGCTGGCCAGGAGTGAAAAAGCGAAGAAGGCTGCCGCCGCGAGGTGGGACAGGCGTAATGGGAAGGAAGGCGATGCGACCGCTATCTGAGCGTGATGCTGGCGCATATGCAACGAGCATGATGCTTGAGCATGTGCTTGAGCAATGCCACGAAACGCACGCACGCACTTACGTGAGAACTACTCACCTTGGTAATGAACCTTACGTTGGGTATCGCGCGCAGGGGGGTAGAACGAATTTCCCTCAAATGGTGGAGATTTCGGCCTTCGCTCCGCTCGGCCGGCAAGGGAATCGGGCACTCCTGTGAGGGATTGGCGTGGGACGACGGTTCATCAGGAGGCGTTGCGGGTGCGGTGCCGTGACTGCTTGGCAGAGCCGGGTGAGGCGTGTGTGGTGCGGGATGAGAAGGGTCGTGTGGTGAAGGTGTTGGAGGCGTTTCCGGCTCATCCGCACAGGACCGCTGACAGCCGTTCTGCCGCGTCTGGGTCCGGTGACACCACGGAGGGCCTGAAAACCGCTCAGGATCGCGCACAGCCCCAGGAATCGACACCAGGAGACGACGCATGACCGGCAAGTGGGTCGTCCGTATGGCCCGGAAGCGTGACGGCAGCCTCTACACGTACCGCGTCTGGAATGTGTTCAACCCGGAGGGCCAGTGGTCGGGTGTTTTCGAGTCGTGGGATGAGGCGATGCGGTGGGCCACGGACATCACTGCGCATATCGAGTATTTCCTCGGCTGGCAGGAGTCCCGATGACGATGTTTGTGTCGTATGCGGATGATCCTCGTGTCCAGGCCGCCCAGGCTGCGCGGTCGTGTGACATCTGCAAAGCACCCAAAGGCAAACCCTGCAGCAACACGATTTTGCCGGGGAAGCCGCTGCCCGGTCGGGTCATCCACTTCGGGCGGCTCACAGACAGAAACCGAGAACCGAAAGGCGACGAATGAACAACCCCGAGTTGCGTGCAGTACTCGCAGAAGCCCTCAGTGAAGCGCTGAAGCGGCTGTGGACCGACCCTGAGGATGCTGCCGACCAGGCGGCCTGGGATGCGCTCCCCGGAAAGCTCGCTGATGCCGTTGCTTCTCTTCCGGGTGTTGCGGTAATCCAACTACCCGAACCGTACTTCGAGGCAACGGGCGACGAGTTTGAAAACGGCCGCAAGGATTACGCGTTCGGTGACGTGTCAGTGTTCGCCGACGGAGAGATCCACTTGTTCGGCGCGGTATGGGAGACCGCCGCCATTGAGGAATTCGCTGCGGGAATTCTCGCAGCGGTAGCGGAATCGAAGCGGGCCGCTGCTGCTGCGGTTGTGGCTGCAGGGAAGGAACACCATGGCTGATCTGGGGGTGACCAGGGAAGAGGCCCGGAGGCTTGCCCGCGCCTATTACGACGCGTGGGTCTGGTCGGGCTGCGACGGTTCCCGCTGGGATCGGTTATCCGAAGAGGCTAGGTCCGACTGGGCGCGGCAGGCCCGCCGGTGGCTGTTCGTCATCCGGGCTACAGGGGAGGAAGCATGAGCGACCCGGTAGCCCGTGCGAAAGCCGCTCTGGAAAGTATCGGAGATGGGCCGTGGACCATCGACTCCGAAGATGGCGAACCGATTATTCACGAAGCCCACCACTATGACTCGGCGGATGAGTGGTACGACGTGGACAGTCCAAACGGCGGATGGGTGGCTCACTGCGAAGACCTCCCAGTGGCCGAGTTCATAGCCTCTGCCCGCACTCTCATCCCTGAGCTGGTGGCCGAGGTTGAGCGGCTGCGCAAATTGGTTGGGGAGGAAGCATGAGCGGGGACGCGCAGAAGATCATGATCGCGGTTCAGCGCCGACACCGGCGGACGTTAAACCTGGAAACTGGACACTCCCACTGCCAGGGTACGCGGGTGGGTGAATGTGATTTCCGCGACGGTTCGCTCGACGATTTCGAGGCCCACGTCGCCGCCGAGATCGACAGAGCCCTCGGAGGACTCAGGCGGGAAACCCGCGTAATCGAGAGCATCTTCGAGCTGGGCGTGCCAGAGCCTGCAACCCGATTCGTTACCCACTGGATGGAGATACCTGATGAGTGATGTTGTTGAGCGCGCCAAGGCTGCGCTGGTCGACTACGAAGTGGCGAAGGGGTCTCGGGTCGCGGTCGCACCGGGCCGGTCCTACCGGCTGCTCGCCGAATTGGTAGCCGAGGTTGAGCGTCTTCGCCCCAGGGGGGTTGAGACTACTGCTGATCTCGAATGGCTCCCAGAGGATTCCTGAGATTATCAGGGGTTGATTCGATGATCGTCGCCGTTTCTCCAGGTAGGCAGCCGATCTGACAGCGCACACATGTTTCCGATTACCGACACTCGTAGGGAGATGACGACTATGCCGACCACAGAGCATGGATCAGACGTCCAGCACTTGAGCCCTGAACACCGCGATCGTGCTTGGCGCGATAGGTTCAACGCCCGGTGGCACTATGACTACGGCGGGTGGATTCGTACCAGGCCGCAGGATGAGGCGTCGACCTTCGCTTTGATCCCAACCAAACACTACGGACCGTTCACTGAGGATCACTCGTGTCCTGCCTGCCTGGTGGTACACCCACCTGAGGATTGCCCCGTCCTAAGTGGAAACACCGACATGTTGGTTGTTTTCGATTACGACACCTCGCCCAACAAGGCACAAGCGGATACAGCTGACGATGACCCCAGATAACGTAATTCTCACCCACGACGGAGGAACCCTGCAGAAGACGAGTAGGGGTACCTGGTATTGGGCCAACGATGACCAAGACGAGAGCCTTCCAGGGGGCCTTATCGACTTCCTTCCCGCCCGCGTGCTCTACATCCCTACGGACTCTTTGGAGGAAGCATGAGCATCGAAGCTCAAAACCTCATCTCCGACGTGATGGGCAAGCACCGCCTCGAAGAGGGCATGCGCATGGGGCGAGGCGAGCGGGTCGAGTGGTGGTGCTGCCTCGAATGCGGGTGGCGTTCGGAAGACTTCGATCTGGATGACTCGGAAGTTCGCCGAGAGATCGAGCGAGTCAAGCGGGCGCACGTGGCCGAGGAAATCGACAAAGCCCTCGGAGGACTCACCCGTGAAGAGCAATGGGTTCCTGTAGAGGAATCCGGCCACCGGTGGCTTGGACGCAGCGAGGATGAGGCCGCCTGGGCTTTGGAGAACTACTCGAAAGACGGTGATTCCCACGATCCCGACATGGATTCGCCCCTCACCCACATCGCTCACGAGGCCCGCTGGGTGTCGGGATGGAGCGAGGCATGAGCGATCGGTTCTATGTCCTGGACTGCGATAGGTGCGGAAAGACGTTGGGTTGGACCACCAATGCTGCATTCCCGATGTGTGGGTTGACGCGGTGCACCGACTGCATGCGGGAGGCGATCGCGTGATTCAGGTTCATTGCAAGGAGTGCAACCGTGTCTGGGACCAGTCGTGCGAAGACTGCGCTCAGTGGAAAGCGGATCGTCACTCGATCAACACGGGGCATACGGATATTCACATCATCCCGGACACCACACCACCGCGGCCTGTGGTGGATCAGGGGTGGGCGGAATGGCTCACGAAAGGAAAACCATGACTACCCCTGAGCGTGCAGCTCTGGTTGAGCGGGCCGCGCAAGCCATCTGCGAAACCACCAGCTCCGGCCGCATGTTCCCCTGGAACACCCTCACGGAGCAGGAGAAGGACGCGTGGCGGCGGATGGCTGACGCCGCGTTCGACGTCCTCGTTGAGGCATGGTTTCCGCCGTTCTGATGCCGAAAACACCTGAAACCCCCGTCGAGCACATCGAGTTCGCGCGGGAAGAAGCCCGCCAAGCCGCATACGAGTCCGCGACCACTCACGCTCTGATCGCTATCGCCCAACTACTAGCCGAAAAGGACCAACAATGAGCAACCTTCGCCTCCCCTGCATGGACTGCGGGGAACCGATGAGCCGGATCTACCCGAACGCCCGCGAGGAATTGGCGTGGGCGCACACCTCACTGGAGGACGCGGAGCTGTGCCCTCGTGACCGATCGATCCGCCCTTGGCCTATGCCGAAACTGGAGGACCAGCCTTGAGCCTGTCTGTGATTCTCGCTTCCCAGGCCCGGTTCCTCACCGAGAGCCCTGTTTGTCCGGCGTGTTTCCAGCCCCGCACCGAGCATTCCATCGACTGCAAAGGACACCACAAATGAGCGTCTACGCACTGAAGCAACCGCGTCCAGACGGGGGCGAGTGGATCCAGGAGCACGACAGCCTAGAGGATGCGCTTGAGTTCCAGTCGCATAGCGGCGGCATTCTCGTCCGCCGCGAGGCTGTACCTGGGCAGCCTGGACTGTGGTGGGTAGAGGTCAACACCGAATTGCCCAGCGATGTCGGGTCGGTTGTGCAGTCTGAACCTAACCAGGAGGGGGAAAACGAATGACTGATGCTCGTGTGGCTGCGTGGATCGCCGCGTGGGACAACCTCAATCAGGTAAACGAAACCTTGAAAGCTCAATACAGTCGCGGCCGCATCGAGGACCCCGACGAGTACCGTGCTGTCCTGCAAATGAGCGCAGACATCTACACCCACCTCGCCGACGTCCCAGCAGAGGTCGGAGTTGCCGCAGCGGAACTGCTTGAACACCGCGAGAAGGAACTTCAGGAACAGGAAGCGATGTTTAGGAAGGCGTTCGACGAATGACCCAGCCGATCGACACCGATACCCATGTGGAAACACCCACCAAACCCAAACACATGGACCCCAACAAACTCCGCCACACCCTCTACAGACTCACCATCGACTGGCTCCAACTCCACATCCAACTCCCCACACCACCACACCGACAAACCCCCCGCCGCACCAAAACCCACACCTACGGACACCCCGCAGAATGGGCCAGCGACACCACCGCACTCATCGCCGACGTCATGACCTCATGGCACGACTACCTCGCCGAACAACGCAACGAAACCCCGCCACCCAAAGGAAACGAACAAACACGAATCATCGCAGCCTGGAAATACCTCGAACCACGCTGCGAACAACTCACCCAACTCGTCACCCACGACGACCTCAAAGAACTCCCCGACCTACACCACCGAATCATCCGAACACTCGGATACACCAAAACACCCAAATACACTCTCCCCGTGCCCTGCCCGTCCTGCGGACTGCTCTCCATGGAACGCACCATCGGAATGGGCGGCAACGACTACATCGCGTGCGGCAACCCCGACTGCACCTACATCGTCCGCGACGACCCCGACGGCAAAAACTACAAATGGTTGATCCGTGTATGTCTCGACACGCTTATCGAGTCGGAACAACAAGCCGGTTGATCTTTCATGTAAGATGACTGCCAGTAGAAGAACTATGCCCGCACCCGGACTAGCTTTCGGGTTTGTGGGCATTTTTCATGCTCACATCCGGGAAGGGACCCGAGCTTAGATGGCAGGAACCGCAGTCCTCACCCCTGACGGTATCGACACACTCGTCACCGCAGCCGAAGCAGCCTCACTATGCGGTGTCACCACCAGCACCATCTATGTGTGGGTCAATCGTGGCACCCTCGCACCGTCCGGGAAGAACCGACTCGGGCACAACGTTTACCGCGTCCTTGACGTCGCCAAAGCTGAACACGCCACCCGCGCAAAGGCCCGACGACACCGGTGAGCACCTTCCCCGCACCCCGCACGCTCACCGAACGCATCCAAGGCGCGCACCTCAACCTGAAACTCGCACGGCAGGCAGGCAACCCGGACATCATCGCCGCCGCTGAACGCATACTCAACCAGTTGGTTGACCGTTTACCCCGCTCCACCAGCCAGGAGAAGTAGTACCTCATGCCGGATAGCGACCCGATCGATTTCACCGCAGCTGGCGAAGCCTTCGCCGAGATCTTCATGGATGGCATCCGCGCGATCATCGCGCAGGAACTCGACGCACGTGGCGTCAAAGGCCCGTCCACTGTCGTCAATAACGTGGTTCCGTACTCGCTGCCTGATTCGCAGGACGCGCAGTACATCGAAGCCACGTATGAGGCGGACGTCTGATGCCGCTCAAACACCTCCGCATTTGCGACACCTGCGATCGTGTCCGTTTCGCACCCTGCGGCAAAGCATGCCGAGTCCCCAACGATATCGATCCTGACTCGTGGCGAATCAATCTGCAGGACGGTGCAGGAACGATCGGTGGCGAAGGGTGTGCCGACAGAATCAGCGACGGCCTCGCAGGCGAATATCCCAAATGAGCAGCCTCACAGACCTCACGGACTTCCTTAACCGCACGCTGAACAACCTGGTTCACCCCGGCGACGAAAACACCAAACCCTTCCCGATCCTCCTGCCGGGACTACGACCTATCAGTGTCCCCCCGGAACTCGCCGGCCAGTTCGCTGAAGAATCAGGTCTACCGCACCTCGATACCCCGAAACTGGTCGCGGAAGCACTCGCCGCGGCGATCACACAAAACTATGTGATCCTCACACGCGAAGAAGCAGAACAGCTGCGCCAGAAAGCGGCCGACGCACCGACCGGGCACCGCGTCATCAACATCCGAACCACACCCACAGCCCCGCCCGTGCTGTCGATCACCATCGACAAAACAAGCAACGACGTCATCGTTCCCAAACGAGCCTTGCGGAAAGCGGTCGAACAGTGATCCACATCGAAGTTGACGGGAAAGTGCTCATGCGCGCCGATCCCGGCCAGTGGACCACCACGCCACCTGATGTTCAAGCGGTCCAGAAAGCTGGACCCAACGAGCCTTGGATGCTGCCGATCATGGCCGCGCTAGCGAAGACGGCCACCCTCGCGATGGCCGGGGCGAAACACGAGGACACCACAATCCGCGTGACCACACGCAAGAACGGCTGGACGATGGACTGCACCAATGGATGAGGCAGCCCGCGCCCGCCAGGAGCTGCGCAGATCCAACGCCGCCCAGCCGCACCGAAACCGGCACCGCGAACGCAAAACCGGACGAACCACAGACCGCAACATCTGCTACTGCGGCGACGCGGACTGCCCAGACTGCGGCGAATGGTACGAGTGACGAACTGAGCCCACACATGACCGACGTCGTGATCAACGGAACCCGATACGTTCCCGAAACCACCAACGGAACTCCAATCGGAATCGGAGTCACCACCCGAAACCGGAACACCATCGCCGACGAGACAATCGCCCACATTCGCCGCCACACACCCAACGCCAAACTCGTCATCGTCGACGACGCCAGCGACGAACCATACCCAGCAGCGACCTACCGATTCACTCAACGCGCAGGCATTGCCCGAGCCAAAAACAAATGCCTCGAACTCCTCAACGGCTGCGAACACATCTTCCTGTTCGACGACGACTGCTACCCGATCGCCGACAACTGGTTTCAGCCCTACATCGACTCACCCGAGCCGCACCTGATGTACCAGTTCATCGACCTCGCCGGCGGACGGAAACTCAACGACGTCACGAAGGTCTACGACGACGGCCAACACTTCGCGCTCACCGGCGCCCGCGGATGCATGATCTACGCACACCGCAGCGTCATCGAACGCGTCGGCGGACTCGACCCTGAATTCGGCGGCTGGGGATGGGAACACCCATCGTGGTCCGATCGCATCTACAACGCCGGACTCACCTCGTTCCGCTACGGCGACGTCTGCGGATCCAACAAGCTCATCCACTCCATGGACGAGCACCTGGAAGTAAAGCGTTCCGTCCCGACCGAGGAACGCAAAGCCGTCGCCGCCCGCAACGGCGACCTGTACTGGCGGCACCACTACACCAGCAGCCACCACATCCCCATCGTGGAACCCGACCGGCGTGTGGTGCTCACCTGCCTGCTGTCGAACAAGCCCGACCCGCAACGCGGCACACGCATGCGGCCCGACGTCAAACTGCTCGAAACGCTGATCACCTCCATCACTGGAGGTGAAACCGTCGTGCTGTGCGACAACCCACTCACCCACCCGCAGGCGTCATTCGAGCGAGTCACCAGCCCAGTCGATAACCCATACTTCGCGCGCTGGTACCTGTACTACCAATGGCTCCGCGCCAACCCCGACGTCAAATGGGTGTGGTGCGTAGACGGCACCGACGTCGAAATGCTCACCCCTCCGTGGGAACACATGCAACCCGGGAAGCTGTACACCGGGCACGAACCCGCCGTTGTGGGGATCGACTGGATGCGCAACAACCACAAAGCCACACACCTGCAACAGTTCATCGACACCCACGCCGACCGCACCCTACTGAACGCGGGGATCGTGGGCGGCGACCGGGAAACCGTCATGGCATTCGCACACGACATGGCCGCCGACCACGAAGACCAACTTCGGCGCGTCTGGCACAAAGACGACGCCCCGGGAACAATCATCGGCGACATGGCGACACTCAACTACGTCGCCTATACCAAACACGCCGACCAACTCATCCACGGACCCCAGGTGGTGACGGTCTTCAAGGCCAACGAACGCAACGACTGGTCATGGTGGAGGCACAAGTAACAATGGTCGAAAGGCCCATGGTCACGATCCACCGACGCACCGTGCACAAGCAGTTCACCAAGCAGATCGCCTGGGAGAAAGAACTACAGGCATACCGCACGATGCCATGGGCCACGCCCAAACTCATCGACTTCGGGCCCATGTGGATCGAGGTCGAACGCTGCACCCCGATCCTCAACATCCACCCCAACTGGTCCCGGCGCTACGCCGAGCCGCTGTGGGATCTGCTCGCCGCCATCCACGCCGCCGGCTGGTGGCACTGCGACCCCTGCCTGATCAACGTCGTCGTACACCCCGACCGCGGCGTGCTGCTCATCGATTTCGAGAACCTCACACTCGCGACCGGAAACCGCTCCTATGACCTCTACGGCGCACGCGCCGCCGGTGTCGAACCCGCCTGGCCCGGACTCGGCCCAGACGGCGTGTACTGGAACGGACCATGGCCGTCGTGCCCCGGACCCTACTGGGACGAATGACAATGGAGCGGAGCATGAAACCCGGCGACAACGTATGGGTCGACTTCAACGGACTCGAACACGAAGGCACCGTCGAGAAAATCCAATCCAGCGGCTGGGTCAGATGCTCCATCGCCATCGACCCCGAATACGACTACGGCAGCATCACACCACGACTCACACCACACACCACTGTCGCCGTGAAAACCACACGCATAAGGCCACGATGACCCACACCATCGGCATCGTGGCCCACACCAAACGCGCCGAACAAGCACACCGGCTCATGGAAACCGTGGGCGCCGCATACATGAGCATCGACAACGGCGCACTCGGATGCGAAGCCAACCACCGCAAAGTGTGGCAACACCTCACCCGCCACAACACAGACTGGCTCGTGGTCCTCGAGGACGACGCCATACCGTGCGACAACTTCCGCGACCAGCTCGACGCAGCGCTAGCAGTGGCACCCAGCCCAGTGGTCAGCCTCTACCTCGGGCGAGAACGACCCCGCGAATACCAACAACGCATCGCCAAAGCCGCTGACACCACAGCACACTGGCTCACCTGCCGACGACTACTCCACGCAGTCGGAATCGCCATACACGCCGACCTCGTACCCCACATGCTCAACAACCTGCCCAACGGCAAACCCATCGACGAAGCAATCAGCGCATGGGCACGCCACCAAAGCCACACCATCGCCTACACATGGCCCAGCCTCATCGATCACGCAGACGAGACGCCAATGATCGCCACCAGAAACGACAACCAACCACGAACACCAGGCCGCGTCGCATGGCAACACGGAACACGCGACACCTGGACCACCGACACCCAACCAATCTGATGCCACGCGCGCCTAAGGTCTGCCGACACGCAGGCTGCACCACACTCACCACAACCGGCACATGCCCCCAACACACCACACACCGCTGGGGCAACCACCAAGGACGCAAAGTCCCACACTGGTTGCAGCGAGCCACCTTCCGGCGCGACAATTGGACCTGCCAAAGCTGCGGACACACCGCGACTCCCGGCAGTGGACAACTCCACGCCGACCACATCCAACCCCGATCACGCGGCGGCGCAGACACACTCGACAACATGCGCACCCTATGCAAGGCATGCCACGCGCCGAAGTCCCGCGCCGAGGCCCGCGGATCGAACACCTGATCGAAGACCGGTCGAAAGTTAGCTGGAGGCGACGAAACGTGCCCTGACCTGCGGAAACGGCGACCAGCGCGCAAGCCTCTGACCTGCGGAAACACCCCCCAGCAACCCCCTCCCGGGGGGGTCTGCGCGGCCCCGGACGGCGC